ATGATTGATATATCTAAGCTGATAAAGGCTGAATATGAGTACATAAGATTAAATGCCAACTTCACAGAGCGAGAATTACAACTGTATGAGTTGCGCAACAAACAATACACATATGAAATGTGCGCCGAGTTGATGAATATGAGTGTGTCGACAATAAAACGGATAGCACATCAGGTAGACCGAAAGATAAACCGGGTGATACAATAATGACACTTTGGTGAGCTGATTATGAGCGGATAACGAACTCGTTACCGCTCTTTTTTTATGCAAAAATAGAGTTATAGGAGGTGGCTTATGATTACCGACGAAATATTGGAACGTATTTTTTCTAGGGAAGATGTGGCAAAAGTGCCACTTATATATCAATCGACAATGATACACGCAATTGACGAAGAACTTGAAAAGGAGAAAGCGGATGATAGCACAGACACCTTATCAAAATATGATTTATAGTCAGCCGCAAATGGCTTATACACCTCAAATGTACAATCCATGGACAACTAGACCACAATCTCAGGTTCAGCCTATGCCAATAGAGCAACCTCAACAAGTTCAACAAGTAATGCAGCCACAAGTAAAGCCGCTTACAGGTAAGGTTGTTCAAACTTTAGAAGCAATAACGGCAAATGATGTTCCAATGGATGGCACCGCTGCTTTTTTTCCTAAACAAGATTTGTCTGAGATTTATGTTAAGGGATGGAACGCAGAAGGGCAAATCGAAACAATCGTGTATAAGCCTGTTAGAGACACAAAACCGACACAGGCAGTAAATAATACTTTTGATGCAGAAAAATTCAAAATAGACCTATCAGAAAGCGTTACAGAGGGTATTACAGCAAGATTAGATAATCTGTATTCAAAAATCGAAGAAATTGAAAGTAAATTAACAAGTTCTCAGAGGAAAAATTCGCGATCACAAAGTAAAGGTGGTGACGAAGAGTGAACCCAATTAACATTTTTCAAATGATGAAAGCTGGCCCACAACAGTTTGTACAACAGATGATGGGAAATAATCAGATTATGAGTAATCCTATGATGAAAAATACTATCAATATGGCACAACAAGGCAACGTACAGGGTATAGAGCAAATGGCGAGAAATTTGTGCAAAGAAAAGGGATTAAATGCGGACGATGTATTTAATCAGATAAAAAGTAGATTTGGTAATTAGTAGCATATTAGATGTCTTTGCAAATTACCTAGGTGACATCTTTATGAATATATTTTCAGGAGGTAACAATATGTTTTCAAACTCAAATTGTGCCAGCGTACCATTAGTAGCTAACATTGACGGCAACGGCAATAACAGCGGATGGGCTGATGGTGGATGGCTTTGGATAATCGTTGTATTTGCCTTGCTCTTTGGATGGGGCAATGGTGGATTTGGCGGTTTTGGTGGCAACAATGGCGGTGGCTATGTTGCGACAGCAGCTACACAGGCTGATATTCAGAGAGGATTTGATAATTCAGCAGTTATCAGCAAGTTAGACGGCATTTCTAACGGACTTTGTGACGGCTTTTATGCCATGAACAACAGCATGCTTACTGGTTTTAACGGCATTAACACAAATATCATGCAGACAGGCTATGGCATACAACAGGCGATCAACGCTGACACTGTAGCTGGTATGCAGAACACAAATGCTATTCAGGCAACCCTTAACAACATGGCTGCTCAGAATGCCGCTTGTTGCTGTGAGACAAGACAGGCTATCGAGAACAGCACGAGAAGCATCCTTGATTTCCTGACTCAGGACAAGATAGCCACATTGCAGGCAGAAAACAATAGCTTAAGGCTCGCCGCATCACAGGATAGACAGAATGCACTTCTGACTACTGCAATGACAGCACAAACACAGCAGATTGTCAACTCTGTAAATCCTACAGCTATTCCAGCTTATGTTGTGCCTAATCCTAATGCTTATGCTTATGGATGTGGTTGCAATGCAGGCTGTGGCTGCTAAAAGTAGCAGCTACGTAAAAACGAATAATTGAGTATCTTAATTGAGTTGAACTCGATTTTAACCGATCTAACCGGTTTCAACCGATTGAACATGATTATGTCTGCTATGCAGTATTACTTTTTAACCCAAGGGCAGACTGAAATATGTTTGCCCTTATTTTGTGAAAGAGAGGTAAAGACAATGGAGATAACAGGAATTGCATTACAAACAGTTGCTGCCGGAGAAGATGTTGCATTTACAGAAACACCGGTATGCGGTAGCAAATGTATAGTTCACAGACAAGGAAGTGGAATTATAAAACTAAGAGGTATTACAAATCAGTGCAAGGCAAGATTTTTAGTATCGTATTCCGGTAATATCCAGATACCAACAGGCGGTACAGTTGAAGCTATCTCACTTGCTATTGCAGTAGATGGAGAGCCTTTGCAGTCAACACGAATGATTGTAACCCCAGCCGCAGTCGAGAATTTCTTTAATGTGTCGGCACAGGCTTATATTGATGTGCCTTGCGGTTGTTGCAGTACAGTAGCGGTGCAGAATACATCGGCACAGGCTATTGAAGTGCAGAATAGTAACTTAATCGCAGTAAGGGAGGCTTGATGATATGCATAAATGGGCTAAACAGATTATGGAATGTGTCAAGGCGAAAGTTGAAGCAATCGGATTAGATAATTTTGAGGGGCAGAACCTTGACGATTTAAAGGATTTTACAGAAATAGCGAAGAACATAGCTTGCTTTGACAAGGATTACAGAATTGTTGAAGCTATGGAAAAATCAGAAGATAATGAGGACATTATGCGTATGGTTGAACAGTACGAAGATTATCCAGATAGAAGATTCTATGATAACTACCGCTATGCTAATGGCAGATTTGCGCCGAAAGGCAGAGGAACAAGGCGCGGTTATATAGAGCCGCTTTATTTTCATCAAATGCCAGGCGATTACAGGACATGGGAAGATAAGCCAATGCAGGAAAGAATGAGAGACCTTGATCGCATGAGTGGTAGAATGCACTATACAGAGCCAACGACTGCTACAAGAGACAGCAGAGAAGGCAAAAGTGGCATGATGAGGAGATCATACATCGAGGCTAAAGAAATGCATAAGGATAAAGACACAACTATGCAGGAACTTGAGAAGTACCTCAAAGGAGTTAGTGAGGACATTACAGATGTGATCGGCAACATGACCCCGGAAGAGCGGTCGATGCTCAAATCAAAAATGTCTACACTTGTAACAAAACTGTAACAATTACACATGATGTATATAAGCGTGAGGGAGTGCAAAGTCGCTCTCTTGCGTTTTAAGGGGGCATATAGATTGAATTTTGAATTAAATAGTATTCAATGGCAAATTGTATGGGTAGACAATAAAAACTCGTTATTGAGCCGTACAGATGGCTCTATGAGCGTGGGAGTAACAGACATGAATACCCACTGCATATATTTGGCTAAAAGTTTGCATGGGGCATTTCTACGTAAAGTGATTATACATGAACTATGTCATTGCGTTTGCATGTCATATAACATATATATGCCGATAGAACAGGAAGAGATGCTGTGTGACTTTGTTGCTACATACGGCGACCAAGTATTTGATATTGTTGATATATTAACAGGATGTATGGGAGATAGAATGTATGGATAACATAGATAAGATATTAAAGTATATAAGACGAACTAACCCAGAAATGACCAGGAAAAAGCTGATAGAAGAGTTGGGGCAATCGCACTATCTTGCCAAAGCTCTTGTTATTGTATCAAATCAAAAATAAAAATTAATTTTTCAAAAATTCTTATAAAAAAATATTCGGATTAATGTATACCCCCCCTATCAAATAATTCTGAAAATTTCGGACGGTCAAAAAATTTTTTCTCGGCTTTTCCTCAATTTCATGCGAGTTTTGTTTGGATTTTTGAACAGAATCGAAACACTTCAACGTGGCAAAGTAAAATATAACCAAAATCGGGATCAGCCACACGGCGAAAGAATACCGCCGACAGGCTTATAATATGCCATTGTCTCCGCGATAGTTTTTTGTTTACTGCTTTGCGTGTCGCTGTTAATAGATTTACACGTCCATACATTCAAAAAGCCTTAAAACGCAAATAAACGCGTTGTTATCTTTGCTCATACAACAGCAATATAAACCGAGCGAGATCCACCACCAAAAAACGGCAGCAGACAGGCGCAATTAATAAACCGCCATAAAAAATATAATTGTATAGAATTACACAAACAATTCACACAATTAGATATAAATATATAGTTAATAAGGCTATACATGAACAGCATAGCACACAAGCACCAGCATAGCAATATTATATTATCAAAGATCAGGAAGCCACCCGGCTGGAATCGAACCAGCCACAACCACCAGCGACGGCAAAAGGGCGCACATGCGCCCTCTGTTTTTTTTAAAAATAGGATTTTTCATAGCAAACATTTTTTAAATAAATAATTTTTTGTTCAATGCCACCACCCAAACCCATGGCATATAAGGCCACATTATACGGAACGGCGTCCAATAATTTTTCATATTGCTGAGATTTGGGCATAGAATCTAACCAGCCTTCCCATTCCTCGCACTGCTCATGTGCGCAATGTTTTATTTTCTCAAGGTCATCAGCCGGAATATATGACTGCGGGTTTACATACCAAGTGATTTTCCCACATCTCGCAATGTGTGCAACCTGTTTAATCCCCACTTTCACGCACCGCGCTATTACAAACCGTAACACCATTACCTAAGCAACACATAAACAATTCAAATTTTTTCATATTTTTAACCTCCGTTTATTTTTGTCCCCTTATTGGGTAACAGCAAGGGGCGGAATCGAACCGCCCGAAATTCCTTTAATTCTTGCCGATTTTATGAGAATGCTCGGCGGGCTATCTCGTCTAATATTTTCTTTTTGTTCTCAACTGTTGGAGCAAGACGCCAACCCGGAACAACAACATAATTAACACATTTAACGCCGTTTATGTTCCTTTCCTGTCTCTCTACCTGCGGGTTAAGATCCATTGCACCAGTATAAACGCCCTCGCCGTCCAGCCTTGTAACATCAACGGCGATATATTCCGCCTTTCCTCTGCGTCCTCTTAACAGCTCAACAATTATCTTGTTGCCGTTCTTGTCCAGATCAGTAAAAGTTATTACCTCTCTGTAAATTTTGCCGTCGTGCTGCGCTCTTATTTCCTCTGTGTAGTTTCTCATGTTGTTACCTCCTGTTTTATTGCGCCCTGTCTCATCGGTGCAGGTGGGGCAGTTCCTGCAGACCGCCGGGGCGGCGGTTTCGACTATTTTCTTGAATAAAATTCTTTCGATGCATCACTTGACCAGTTCGGCATAATGTTTTTAAAATCTTCGCCATAGATGAATTTTAATGCTTCGCAAAAAGTTTCATACCGGGCTTTTTCAGTGCTTTCAAAAATGCTTTTTTCAAACGAATCATTTTCTAAACAATTCATGTATAAATCTTTATAGTATTCTTTGCATTCGCTTAAATTTTTCATATTTTCCCTTTCTGGTCTGCCATTATCAGAACCTATAATTTATTTGTTTTCTATGTCATTATATTAAACCAAATATAGTTTAATGTCAATATATGAATTAAACTTTTTTTAGATTATTTTATTGACTTAGAATATACAAATTTATATAATTACCATAAGGAGGTTTTAACTATGCTTAAATATAAAATAGATGTGATTGAGACACTAAAAGAAGCTGGGTATAATAGCACAAACATATTAAAAAATCGAATAATAAGCCAATCAGCAATGCAAAAATTTAGAAATGGAGAAATGGTTGGCATCAAAACATTAGAGCAGTTGTGTAAATTGCTTGATATGCAACCTGGGAATATTATAAAATATGTAGATGATAAAATAAACCAAAAATGATTTAGCTATATCTTGAAATAAAACCATTTACGGTTTATAATATAGTCATAATTGATATTGAAAGGTGGCTATATTATGGGAGAGTTATATAATTCAACGGATTTGACCGGTAAGAAGTTTGAAAAGCTGGTTGTCTTGCGTGCTGGTTCGAGAGCATCGAATGGTGCTATAAAATGGGTCTGTAAATGCGATTGTGGAAGAATAAAAGAAATAAGGGGTGATAGATTAAAGAACGGAGAAACTAAAAGTTGCGGTTGTACTGCTAAAATCAAAAATGATTTGACGGGTAAGAAAATAAATATGCTTACCGTGATAAAAAGAGTTGGAAGCAATATAATTGCAGGTGGGTTGATATGAAGACGCAAGCAAATAATAAGAGAAACACAAAGAAAAAACCGGAATAAATCCGGTTTTTATTATACGTCAGAGCCGGGAGACCATCCCCGGCTGACGCTCCGAAAGTTGGAGCGTTTCGGCTAAAATTTGAACATGTCCGCCGGTGCAAGAATTGAACCGCCGGCGCACTTGGCATATATGAGACATTCGCCGCCTTTTTTTAATGACATGTAAAATTCACATGCCACGGCGTTTTCCGGATCGCCGGGGCCATATATAATCGGATCGCCGGGATCACATTCTTTTTTTATTCTTTGCGCGATCTGCTCCGGTGTTGCCTCGGCTGCTTTGTAGCAGTCTAACATAATGTTATATGTTGTCTTGCTGATCTGCTCCCATTTCGGGGCACATCCTGTTGGTGTGTTGTGATAATATCTCATGTTTTTATACCTCCTTAACAATGAAATCTGCCTGGGCTTTCTTTGCCTGATCTGGCGTCATTCTTACAGTTCCTATATAGTTCCTTGTTGTCTTGTCCTTAATTGTGTAGTTTCTCATCTTTTTTATCTCCTTTGTATTTTCTGCCTTGCTATCCACCAGGCACCGGCGGCAAGCTCTTGCAAGTCGTCAATGTCTGTCATGTGGAATTGTCAAGGTGTTTTATGTTCCTTTCGATAGTTCAATAATACTCTAATATTAGAATATTGTCAACACTTTTTTATTCTATTTTTAGAATATTTTTTGCTTGACTTTTGATGTTGCTATATATATAGTAGATACATACTCAGCCGGGTAGAATTACTATATATAAGGAGGTGCGCAGATTGATAAAATACAAAGTAGATATATTTAAACTGTTAAAGGATCGCGGATATAATCAAACGAGAATTCAAAAAGAAAGATTGCTACCAGCGCAGACGGCGCAGAACATTAAAGCCGGTAAGAGCATCACTCTTGATACTCTTAACAAAATATGTGTGATGTGCAAATGTCAACCGGGGGATCTGGTGGAGGTGATCCCGTCAGATGAAGAAAAATTAAAATATTACTAAAAACATGTTGACATTATTCTATTATTAGAGTAATATATAGCTAACAGATAAAGCAAAGGACAACCGCCAGAGGCGGAGAAAGAGAGGAACAAAAATGAGAATCGAAGGAATAGGAGTTATAAGCAAAAATAAAGCACTGTCAATATTGACAAAAGAAGGCCGCGAGGCGGTAAAATCCGGGGAGATCACAATTGATGAGCTTGGCGAAATGTACAAGCTGGAGCTTGTGAAGAAAAATTCAAAAGTTGGAAATATGGGCGATACATTCCGGGAATCATATAAATGGATACCGGAAGAGTTAAAAAAGCAGCTAGCGCCGGAACAGTTAGGGGATCTTGTAGATAGCTTTTACAGCTGTTACAGTGCCGGTAAAATGGCAAAATAATATAGCGAGCTTATACCCGCTATATTAAAAACGTTATTGTTTCAATCCGTGACCGCTGGAGTTGCTAGCGGTCCATCATATCAAGCAACCATGATATGAGACTATTATATAATAATATATGATACTGAGGAGGTCAAGGAAAATGAAGATTGATTATGAATTTAACACTATTGACGGTGTTTATTACAGAAATGAACAAATAGCACAAGTCGAAAAGGGGTTTGCACACGGACTGACAGAAGATCAGATAAAAATATATGTCAATCCAAATTTTAGTGAATTGGATATGAAAATAATAAGAAAGGCAATAGAACATAATTTCACAGACAAAGAAGTGGAATTAGTAGCCTCTTGGAGTGATCTATACTTCAAGAGAAAGGAGATATACAAGGCAATATTGCACAAAATATGCCCGGAAGGCGTAAAACTAATAGCCGAGGGAATGTTTGATGGTCTTGAAGCGAAAGAGATAAGAAAAGGCTTTGAACATGGATTAGCACTTGAGCAGGTGTTAATATATGCGTGGCCGGATTATCCAGAACACCGCATGTTTTCAAAGTATACAGACTTTGTGATGAAGGAAATTCGCAAAGCGTTAGAGGCGGGTTGTGATGCGGAATATGTGAAAGAATGTGCTAAGCTACCATATCCCGATATGGTAAAAAAACTTAGAGGAACAGAGAAATAAAAGAAAGGACGCCCAAGGGGCGGAGAAAGAGAGGAAAAAAGATGGAAAATAAAGACATAAAAATAATAATGGCTGCCAATAAGACAAAAAGAGAAGCAGAAGAATATTTAAAGCGTGGCGCCGCAGTTTACGAGTATGAGGACTATTTAAAGCACTTTGACGAGTACGCCGGAGAGCTAGAGGAAGAATATAAACAGCAGTTGAAACATGAAGTGGAGACTTCGGACGATGGGCCGCTTGCAAACTGGGATATGGATTTAGTCACTTTTGAGGGTAATAGATACGTGATAGAGTATATTTTATAAGCAAAGGAGAATAAACAATGGTAACAATTAAAAAGGTAAATGAGCAGTTAGAAAAAAAGAATAATGTAAACAAAGTTTGGATAAAAGAAAATGGTGATCTTGTAATACATACAAGCGGCGCGGCTATGCCGGCAGGAATATATAATAACCCGGGCGATTATTGCGAGGTCACGGACGTCTATTTTGATTGGACATCTGGAGCAGATGGAAAATACAACACGGCTAGAATTATGGCTAGTGCCGCTAATGATTTTTACAACAAGTAAAAACTTTGTCGAACTTTGTCACACGGTTATTATTGATATAATAGCCGTGTTTTTTTATGCTTATTATATCAATTCTGGAGGTGTAAAAAGTGTTAGAACGTGGTTATTGTTATAAGTTAAATATAAAGAGCCGTCAAACAATGATAAAGGAGTATAACAGGGCAGCACAGAAAAGTGGATTGCCTCCGGCGTCTATGTGTGATGTGTTCGCAATTTTTGAAGAGGAAAACAACCGGGCGCGCTGCGTGCTGGATTTGGGGCCTTATGCGCATGTATGCGCTAGCGTTTGCATAGATCAGCTTGAGCAGCACAAAGCCGGGCGGCAGAATGACGGGAGCTGGAACTATCCAACATTGTTCGATCTGGCAGATCAAGAGGCAATAAATGAATATAACAAAATGTGGGATCAGGTCGCAAACTGGCCATAAAAATCAGCATTGACAAATCAATAAAACAATGGTATATGTTTTATTGATGTTTTTTATTCATATCTAAACACTAAAGAGGTATTAACCGCATAGAGTATATTTAACTGTATTCTATGCGGTTTTGTTGTATATGTATATATAAAATATATAGCTAGAGAGGAGGCGGAGACATGGAGAATAGTCAGGAGGTAGAAATATTTGACAATGAGATAGATATGTACTTACAAGAGTTCTGCGACATTCACAAGCCGCCTATTGATGATCTCACAAACTGTCCACAGAATTTGTGGTCTGGTGCTATGATGTATATATATAGACGTATGTTCAAGGGTACAGATAGATTGTTGAATAATAATAATATATATATGTCTAAGGGTGCTATATATTCTAACATGTATGATTATAATAAATGTTTAGATATATGCGAGTATTATATATATATTTGTGGTTTATATAATAAAGTGCCATCAATAATAGACTATTGCCACTTGACAGGTATTGACAATGACACAATAACGGAGTGGGGAAAGGATAAGCCAAGCCACCCGCGGACAAGAATTTACAAAAAATTGCGCGGTTTTCGTGAGAATTGTCTGACAAATCGACTAATTGACACAAAACAGGCGGTTGGCTTAATTGCGATACAAAATAGGGAATACGGCTGGAACGATGCCGGCGGAGCTACTGCCGGAGGTGCCACAATCGCACTAACTGCCTCAGATGTGCGCAAATTGTTAGAGTCAAATTGTGCCAAACTTCCAGACAATTCAGCACAGGCGGAGGCTATAGAGGTTGACTGCACCATGTCAAATTGTACGAACAATTCAAACAATTTAGGACAGGCTGAAAACGTAGGAAATAAGGCACTTTTTGACGGCAACAACACGGAATAAATACATAACTGTGCGTGAAACGTGGGTTTTGCGAATAGATACAAAGGCATAAGCGACATAATAGTAAATTGTGCGAACAATTAAAACAATATTGGCACTTAGACAAAATGAGTGCTAGAAAAGAACGCTGGAGGGGGTGGGGGTGTGACAGGATCCTAGGAGAGCCCCTACTAAGCCCCCCAAATATTTTTAAAATAAAAAAGGCCTTATCAGCCACATATAAATATATCAAGTATAAATCTACACATAACGACAAAACAAATAAACATAGGGTTGATGAGAATATATGATTGATATACCTGTTATAGACATGTGTAAAACAGGCCAAAACATAGTACATTATCGAAAACAACAAGGACTAAGTGTTAAGGATTTACAAAACATACTTAGATTTACAAATCCAAATGCGATATACAAGTGGCAAAAAGGAAGATCAATACCTACAGTTGACAATCTGATAATTTTGTCAGCACTGTTTAAAGTCCCAATAGAAGATATAATCGCAATTCAGAAAAAAATATAGACAAAATCTAAACAATATGTGTATAATGCATACATAACAGTTATCTATCGGTCAGATAGATATTCTTTAATCACATCAGACAAAACTATAAAATCCCCAAAAGGAACAAAATGAACGGAATTGAATATCAAATGGCTGCCATGCGTACAAATGATGGCAGGAATAGAGATAGACTTCTTAATGCTGTTTCAACAACAAATGGAATAGACGTTGCTGAACTGCTTAATGGCGTTATAGGTCTTACAGGCGAATTGGGAGAAGTTGCTGATCTTGTTAAAAAGGGCATATTTCATGAAAAAGGCATAGACATAGACCACTTGAAGAAAGAATGCGGCGATGTAATGTGGTATGTTGCCATGATCTGTGATGCAAGCGGTTTCACCCTTGATGATGTTATGCAGACGAACAAGGAAAAACTTGAAAACAGATATCCGGATGGATTTGACACTTGGAGAGCCAACCACAAACAGGAGGGTGACATATGATAGAACTTATAATTTTGCTTTGGATTGCAATAAAACTTAATGCCCCTGTTTGGATATATATTTTGTTGGGTACAGTCGCTTTAATTAAGGCTGTGGCGTTTGGGATAAATCTCAGCAAGAATAACTAGACATTGGGAGGTAATCACTATGGCGAAAGATAAATGCAGCAATTGTGAATACTGCATAACAGAAGATGGTGATAAGGTTTGTAACAATCAGAATAGCGAATATTATTCAGATTATGTTGAACCTGGACATGTATGTTTGGATTATGAGGGCAAAAACAATGAGTGTGACTGATGATATTCTGAAAACTGACTACAGTTTACAATTTGATGAAAAACGCAAGGCTTTAGTGGTTCAAAGTCATTATAAGTATGGCAGAGCCGGGAGAAATTTTGCTACAGGCAACGTTGACGCAATAGGCAGCCTTGAAAAATGCCTTGCAAAGTTTAAAGAGACAGGAAATACGGAATATCTTCTTGATGTTGCCAATTATGCTATGTTCAGATACATGTGGCCGCAAAGTGGAGAATACTTTAAACATACCGACAGTGATGAATCAGCCGGAATAGTCGGTATGAGTGTTAATGAAATGGAGAAATACAGATAGGGTTATCGCCAAGTGGTAAGGCACAGGACTTTGACTCCTGCATCCGTGGGTTCAAATCCCACTAGCCCCGCTACTGAGTATAGGCAGTTGTTGCAAGTAGCCTTTCCACCTATACAGTCCACCATGACTAACCATGGGAGCCTTGAGACCATACAAGGCGAATATGAATGATTAGCTCAGCTGGGAGAGCAATAGACTTTTAATCTATGGGCCATGGGTTCGAGTCCCATATCGTTCATGTGGTTAAGGTTTTCAAATTCTTTTACCTTGACCGGACAAATGTTTGTTTCATTTGTGCTCCTTTCACTCACTAGCGGAATGCTGAATAAAGGACCATCACCAGGTCCGGTGAGTGTTTTGTGAAAATCAGCCTACAGAATGCCAACTGTAGCCGTATAGGCGGTCGAATACTCCTCCCAGAGTAAATAATCACAAGCCCCGGCATGCGGCTATATAGTATGCCGTATGTATAATGACGCGGAGTAGAGCAGTCTGGCAGCTCGCTAGCCTCATAAGCTAGAGGTCATGGGTTCAAATCCCATCTCTGCCATTTGTTAGTCAAAGTTAAGCTCTTTCTAAGCATTGGGTCTATGGCTTGGCTGACAATCTTGAAATGCATTAACAAGGTTTGAACAGCATAGTGCGAGATTGGTTCAATTCCAATTAATGGTTAATAGTGTCAAAAGGCTAGAAAGCGTGAGACATTATGTAGGTTCGATTCCTATGCTTGGTGCGAGTAAGGTGCAAGTCCTTATGTTCAAATTTGCTGAAACAATAGTCAAGTGGTAAAGACACTGCTCTTTCACGGCGGTGACGAGGGTTCGACTCCCTCTTGTTCCATTACAAAAAAGAGATTCATGGTGTGAGGTGAAGCATGGCTGGTGGTGTACATAGATGTAATCCGGATAAGTTTTCAGAGGCAGTAGCAGAATATATGGCTGGCAGAGTTACACAGGCTAAAGCTGCGCAGATAGCCGGAATGAGTACTCCGACCTTTTTGAAATACCTCAATATGCTATTTAGCGGAAAACCATTTCCAGACACATTGTTTGTTTTTGAAGATAAAGGAAAAGTCAATGAAAGTAATAATGACGGTGGACAATCGTAAACAAGAATACACAGAAGAGCACTTTAGACGTGGCAATCCTGAAAAAGATGGCAATTATATTGTAATATCACGCACAGGTGCTATTTGCCGTGATAACTACAGTAGCGATAGTGGATGGCAAAAGTCGGAAAATGATGGAACTGTGGAGTATTTGCCACAATCATGGGAGAGATTTAATGAAACATGAAAAAGAATGGCACACTTGCGACAGGTGCGGAAAAGAAATAACCACAGAAACGATGGGGATAATAAATTTTTCTGAATATGGCACATCCCCCAATGAAATTCCGTCCTTTGGCCTTGATGATGAAAGAGGGAATATTATAATTTGCGCTTTTGAACATGTAAATAAAAAGTATGAATTATGTTCAAAATGTGAGGAGAATTTTGAGAGGTTTATGAAGAATGAAAACACTAATTGATTTTGTTAAAAATTTAAAAACATTTTATCAATTTTACAGAGATTATGAATACGATGGCAATGATTGTCGATTTATAATTGAGAACTATCAAGAAGTTTTATGCAACCGTACAAAGACGATGAGCAAACCTACATATTATGCAAAAAGTGTTATTGCTCAAATGGATAGGTGGTATGAAGATAGTTGGAAACCCGTGTACAAATGCTCACCGATAGGTAAGAATGCGAAGAAGTTAGATCCTGATTTATTAGGACTTGATTTTTATATGTTTCCGGCCGATAAATAGAATCGGTCGCTACCCTAGAAAAATTATAGGCAGAGGCCATAGCACCTCTGCTTTTTAGCGAGGTGCTATTTTTTATGTCTGAATTACAGAATTTGATTAAGGATTGCGAAAAATACATAGATGTCCGGGGCATAGATGAAACAATTATCAATGCCTATCTTGATACTTGCCAACTAGCCAAAAATGATAGTGATATCACTACAATGCTCGAATGCACAGCAAGATCGAAGACAATCGTAAATCAATTTTGTTTGAGACAATTCGGAATGGATATATGGGAAATAGAGAAATTCGCCCAGGCAAACAAGACAGAGATAGAGCTTGTCAATCAATATTATCAAATTCTGAAACTTGAATCTTATGATAAATTTGAAAGCTTTATTTTTTACATGGAGAAGAATAGAGCTTGGCAGAAGAGATTTTATCAGCCTAGGCGAAAAACCTTAAATGTTGTTGCACAAGATTTGGAAGATTTGGAGCAGCGCAAAATCAAGTTCTATGGCTTGTCTATGCCGTCCCGTGTTGGAAAGAGTACAATTTGTATTTTTTTTCTTGCGTGGATTATGCTACGTAGACCAAATAGCCATTCAGCAATGGGTGGACATTCAGGAATACTTGCTAAGGGATTTTACAAAGAACTTATGAATCTTGTATCAACGCCTGAGTATACATTTGGAGAATTGTTTGGTTATTATCACCCAAAATACAAATCAGTTGTTACGGATAAAAGTGCGGATGAATTTACGATTACGCTTGGTGATCCGGACAGATTTGCAACAATTACTTGTAGAGGTATTGATGGCACATGGACAGGTGCCGTTGATGTATCAGCGGACGGATATCTGTATGTCGATGACCTTGTGCGTGATCGTGAACATTCTCTGTCGCCTACACGTATGGAGAATACCTATCAGGAATACCTTAACAAAATGGTAGACCGTAAAAACGACGGTGCAAGAGAATTGATGGTTGGTACCCTTTGGAATGTCCTAGACCCACTGGAACGTCTCAGAAAACAATATGAAAAAGACCCTCAATATAGATTCAGGCAAATACCGGCACTTAATGAGAATGACGAAAGTAATTTCAACTATGAAATAAACGGATTTTCCACGGAATACTATAGGGATATGCGAGACAAGCTGGATAACGCTGAATGGATGGCTAAGTTTATGCAAAAGCCTTACGTCCGTGAGGGATTGCTATTTCCAACAGAGAATCTTAGATATTTTAACGGAGTTTTGCCAGACGGAGATTGTAGGTACATCGGTGTTACAGATATAGCCTGGGGTGGTGGCGATAGCTTATCAATGCCTATTGGCGTTGAATATGACAACGGTGATGTGTATATCATAGGTTGGGTGTTTAATAAGGGCACAAAAGAGGTTACAGTGCCACTTGTTGTAGGCCGAATTATTGAAAATGGAATAAGGCAAACTAGATTTGAGGGTAATGTTGGTGGCGATCTTTACTGCCAATATGTAGATGAAAAACTGCAAGAACAGGGCTATAAATGTTCATGCTCAAGTCGCAAAGCACCAAACAAAGTTGAAAAGTTAGCAAAGATAATAGCTTATTCCGGCGATGTAAAACGTAAATTTATATTTTTGGACACACATAGAAGAACCCAAGAGCAGATGCAAAAAGATGCAGAACTTGGAATAAAGAGGTATTACAGAGATGACGAATATCAAGCTGCCATGGATGAGCTGACAATGTTTGTTAGCATTGGTGGCAATGAGCATGATGATGCAGCAGACGGAATCACTCAGTTGGAAATGTTTATCGAAAATCCAGAAAATACAGCAGTAGCAGAGGCAACATTAAATCCATTTAGGAGGTATTGATTAGTGGAAACAAAGGAATACTTGCAACAAATAGGCAGATATGACCGACTTATCAATAATAAGCTAGTGGAGCTTGCACAGTACAGATCTATGGCTTGTAGCGTATCAGCAGTCAAAAATGATGAAAGAGTGCAGTCATCACCTAGCTATGACACCATGGACAAGATTGTGTCCAAAATTGAGCAAATGGAAAATGAAATAGATATGCTTGTTGATAGATACATTGACAACAAACGAATAATTATATCCCAGATAGATAGTATGTCTGACGAAATGACTTATCAGATATTATTCTCAAGATACGTTGAGCAAAAGACTTTTGAAAAAATGGCAATAGAGATGAACTATTGTTACAAGCAAATCATACGAAGACATGGTAAAGCATTACAGGAATTTGAGAAAAAATGGGGAAACACATATAAGTAGTCCTTAAATGTCCTAGAATGTCCCATAAAACATATTATATAATATATCATGAACAAGTTGATTGATGAACACTTTGTTTTTTCTCATACTTTTTCAAACCTCATAAACCCTTTGGAGGCACCAGTAGCTTTACTGGTGCTTTTTTAATGTAAAAGGAGGTACAAACAATGAACGGAATAGATATTAGTGCCTGGCAAGGCGATGAAAATATAGATTTAAGCAAAGTTCCTTTTGATTTTTGCATTGTCAAAGCAACTGAGGGAACAAGCTATAAGAACAGATACTTTACAAGTCACTGTAACAAAGTCCTGAGCAAGAAAAAACTGTTAGGTGCGTATCATTACGCCAACGGCGGTGACGTACAGAAAGAGGCTGACTACTTCCTTGCATATGTCAAGAAGTATATTGGCAAAGCCGTTCTTGTGCTTGACTGGGAGGCAAAGAATAACCCTCTGTTTGGTGTCAAAGATTTGGAATGGTGCTTACAGTGGTGCAGCTACGTACAGAAAAAGACCGGCATCAAACCGCTTATCTACATCCAGAAGAGTGCTATGAACGCCGTAAAAAAGGCTGGATATGGCCTGTGGGTGGCTCAGTACCCAGACTATGTTGAGACTGGATACCAGGAGCATCCATGGAACGAGGGAGCTTATAACTGTCTTATCCGTCAGTACACATCTGTCGGAAAGCTCTCAGGTTACAGCGGCAGCCTTGATCTCAACAAGGCATATATCAGCGCTGCAAGCTGGAATAAGCTGGCAGGCAGAAGAGCCGTATCCGTACTTGCAAAGCCGACAGCCGGCAAGAAGAGCATCAATACCATTGCAAAGGAAGTCCTTGTGGGCAAGTGGGGCAACGGTGCTGATCGCAAGAGCAGATTGACAAAGGCTGGATATGATTATGCAAAGGTACAGGCAGCAGTAAACAAGCTCGTCAAGACATCACAGATGACACAGAATAAGATCATCAATGCAGTTGCACATGAGGTCATTGCTGGTCGCTGGGGCAACGGACAGGAACGTATCGATAGGCTTAAGGCAGCAGGATATGATCCTGATAAGATTCAAAAGAGAGTAAATGAACTCATGAAGTAGGAGTTAACATGAACAGATTACATTTGCAAGACCTTGTAAGAGGCCACTATGGTAGAAAAATAGCATATACCAATGTAGACACCATTACACCGGATAATATTGTGAATGTAGTCGGTGAGTGCATAGGAGTATTTAACTGGAATAAGCCAATTATAAAGTATTTATGGAATTATTACAAAGGCGACCAACCAATAAGATACAGAATTAAAGTAATTCGTGACGATGTAATTAATTACATCGTAGAAAATCATGCATATGAAATTGTGCAATTCAAAGTTGGACAAACTTACGGAGAACCGGTACAGTATATCAGCCGTAAAGATGATGATGCAATCAATAATGCGGTTGACGATCTGAATGATTACATGGTAGACGCTTGTAAGCAAGATAAGGACATAAAGGCTGGCGAATGGCAATCTGCCACTGGTACAGCATTTAAAGCTATCCAGTTTAACCCAAACGGTGATGTGCCGTTTAGGATTGTTACACCTTGTCCACTCAATACCTTTATCATATACAACAGTAACACCGAAGAACCGATGATTGCCGTCACAGAACTTAAGGACAGTGATGGCAAGTGGTATAAGCAGTGTTACACAGCCACACATGAGTGCAAAATTTATAATAGCACGGTGACAGACTGGAAATTACACGCTTATGGAGATATACCGATTGTTGAGTATCCTAATAATCACGAAAGAATAAGCGATATTGAGCTTGTTATAGATATGCTTGATGCAATCAACAATATGCAATCTAACAGAATGGATAGCATAGAACAGTTTGTACAGTCGTGGATTAAGTTTGTTAATTGTGACGTTGACAAGGACAAGTTTAAAGCCATGAAAGAAATGGGTGCCTTGGTTGTTAAGTCAACTAACGGTGTCAACAACGCTGATGTAGATGTTATGTCGCAAGAACTTAATCAATCTCAGACTCAGGTTGCCAAGGACGACTTATGGGATAATGTTCAGACAATTCTTGCAATCCCAACTAAGCAAGGTAACACAGGCGGAGATACGCAAGGAGCTGTCGAGTTAAGAAATGGCTGGGATTTTAGCAAGACACGAACAAAGTTGAAAGACCCGCTTGTTGCAACATCGGAAAAACGGCTTGCTAAACTTGCGCTTAATGCAATCAGACTGTATGCAGAAGATTTAAAGCTGACGGTTAGAGATTTTTCAGTGCAGATAAACCATAGCCCACAGGACAATATGTACACCAAAGCTCAGACTCTGGTTGTTCTACTGCAGGCTGGAATACATCCGCTTGTCGCAATCAAGACTGTTGGATTGTGGGGAGATGCAGAAAAAACATTTTTGCTGTCCAAGAAATATTTGGATAAGTTATATCTAACTATAGATAATGCAGAGCAGCAAGAACAAAAAGCACAAGAGATAATAGATAATCTTGGCAACGGAGGTAATAACAATGGTGACTAGATATACAGTAGTCCAAGACGGACAAGTGTATGAACCGGGCGATGATGTACCTGATATGGGTAGCATTACCGCATTAGAGTCTAAAGGAAATTACAGAGAATACAACGCTTTGTCTAAGGATATAGATAAGCTACCAACATATGTGTCATTTGGTAGTTCGTGCTACATGATAGATACAACAGACTTATATAAGTTTGATGGCGAGAGTTGGATAAAACAAGAATAGAGAGGTGCGCACATGAATGCAGAGGAAGTATACGCATTACTCAATAAGAAAATTAAAAAGGGCGGTATCACCGATGACCAGATAAGACAGATTGTGGAGCAGCATTTTGAGGAGAACCCTGTTCAGGTTATAACTGATAATACCCTTTCAGTTGCCGGCACGCCGGCTGATGCATTAGCAACAGGAAGCGCTGTTGATTCACTAAAGGAAGACTTAGGTGATTTCTTTACTAAAACAGAATCCGTGAATAAATTCGATAAATTTTCGGTGGAAGAAAACGCTTTCTACAAAAATGTAAATGGAACGGTGACAAAATCAAGTATGACTGGATATGTGGCTTTTTTACTTCCGGTCAAAGGTGGAAAAACATACACAGTGAGTGGCACATCATATTCTGTATTGACTGTTGGTAATAATATGGAATATCTGGGGTACGCATGGAAATCTGGAGAAACAACATTTAATACGGATTTAGTAAGGCGAAAAACAGAATTAAAATATTTGGCTATATCGTTTAGAACGTCGTCATATCCTGTTGATACATACATGGCAGTTGAAAGTGATGTACTTCCAGAAGAGTACATACCTTATAGTGTACGAAAAGAGATAAACAAAGATGTCGAGATTGATTATTCACAAATCGTAGATGTCCCTCATAATGAGCCACAAATATACCATGTCGGTGTTGGCAAGGATTATACTTCATTTACAGAGTGTATTAAATCGTTATCGGAAAATGTGGCAAGCAAGATTGTGTATGTAGATAGTGGAATATATGATATTTTTGAAGAAATAGGTGGCTCAGAATATGCGTTATCAATTCCAGAATCATCAGAGGATTTGTGGAGAAATTATAATACTATTATACCTCCAAATACCAAAATTATAGGAATTGGAGAGGTTGTTTTCAATTTTCTTCCAACTCCAGAGCAAATGACACCAACAAGTGCAAGATATCTTTCACCGCTAAATGTTTCTGGAAATGTTGAAATTGAAAACATAACAATAAACGCTGATAATTGCAGATATTGCATTCATGATGAAACAAGCGGAATTGCTGAATTTACAGGAAGCACACATAAATATAGAAATGTGCACCTTAATAAAAAGAGAACTGCTATGGGAATAGATTGTGCTTTTGGGTGTGGGTTTAATGCGTCTGAAGTTTTTGAATTTGACGGATGTGTTTTCGAGTCAAACGATAGAGCTATTAGTTTTCATAACCGTACATCTGACAATGATGGGACAATCATTACAATAAAAAATAGTGCATTTATCACTAAAAAAGATGGTACACAAAGGTCGTTGCGGTTTGGAAATGTAAACAGCAAGCAAGCGCATATACTTGTTAATATATTTAACACATATATTAATGGACTTATAACAATACAAAATGAATCATCAGAAAAACCAAACGCGTTCGATATCTCTCTTTTTAATTGTGGTGAAAAAAAAGTTATTGTCGAATGTGCTATAAATATTTATATTCCGAAGATATACAATTTTAGTTAATTAAATCGTGCTTTTTTACTTGAATTGTTGAAACAGGCTTGACAGGACGAACTGGGGTTACTCAAGGTAGCAAGAAAGGTGGTAAGCAATGATAGTAAGAGCAGAAGAACCACAGCAAGAAGTTGTTATAAAAATAGATACCAAAGGAATAGCATGGGTGTACTTGTGTCTTAATGAAAGAGTTAAGACAGAGGAATATGCAGAACCCGGAAAGCAGTCAAAAACACATACATACTATGAATATGATGGAACACAGTTTCATGCTCCTGTTGAAAGTCTTGACCTTAAAGACATCAATAACAATCCTCAGAAGTATGACGGCTATGAGCCAGCCAAAATACCGTCTGATATTGAGCGTATAGACGCACAAGTAACATATACGGCAATGATGACTAACACACTGCTGACGGAGGAATAGCCTATGTACGAAAAAATAAAAAAATGGTATCAAGTCTATCATATATGGAATGCTGAAATGGTTAAGCAAGCCCGTGATAAAGGGCTGATAACAGAAGAGCAATACAACAATATAATCAATGGAAATTAGCAATCACATTTGTGGTTGCTTTTTTTATACAAAATTTCGCAAGTGCCGTGAGCGTAGAAAACGGCAATGTCAATCGGTGGCGTTGCACCGTATAAAAACGTAGACATACGGAGGTAATCAATGAAAAGAGAAGATTTAGTATCAATGGGTTTGACCGATGAGCAGATCGAAAAAGTCATGGCTGAAAATGGCAAGGACGTTCAATCTGCTAATGCAAAGGCAAATAAGAACAACACAGAACTTGAAAGACTCAAGGCTATCGAAAAAGAGTATGAGGATTTAAAGGGTCAGAGTATGTCTGAGGCAGAAAGAAATGCCAAAGCTCTTGAAGATGCTCAGAAGAAGATAGCAGAGCTTGAAAAGACACAGGCAATTGCAAGACAGAGAACAAGTGCAGCTGAGAAATTCAAGATTTCCGCTGAGCAGGCAAAGCTAGTGGTTAAGGATGATGGTTCCATGGATTATGACGCTCTTGGAAAGATTATCGCAGATAAAGAAACTGCCGCTGCCCAGGCTAAAGAGAAAGAGATAGCCAACGGCTCAACACCACCGGGTAATGGTGGTACAGGTGGAAAATCCGATGAAAAACCAGCAGATGTAGCAAATGCAGAAAGAATATTGTTTGGTAGTCCTGCGAGCAAGGACGCCAATCATTATGTTTTATAGGAGGTAAAATAATGGGTAAGCCAATTGTAAGAGATTTTACACAGGGTAAAGGCATTTTAAAGTTTTTCCCTTATGAGGGCGCAGCTTGTCTAGTTCTTCAGACGATGCAGCCTAGTGCAGATGCAAACGGAAGAAAAGTTGTTCCAGCAGGAACACCATTTCCAAGTAATGATAACAAGTGCCTTGGATATCTACTTGCGGATGTAGATGTAACAATGGGTGACGCACCAGGAACTTATGTATATCAAGGAACAATAGATTGGGAAAAAGTTAAGTCACTCTCAATCGCAGACACAGCAAGAACAGCAACACCGAGAGTCACTTTTTACGGAGCTGACCCTATAAAAGGTGAGGAATAAACAGGAGGTAGATAAATATGCCAGCATTACCATTAAGTGAAGCATTCACTGCCAGAAGTCTTGGCGTGATGTGGGACAACTATCAGAAAACATTAGGTTCTGCCCCTTATCTTGGCAGACAGAAGTTCGGAACAAGAAAACAAGATAGCCTTAGCCTTAGATTTATCAAGGGCAAAAGCGGACTTCCAGTATCTCTTAAAGCGTCTAATTTTAACGCACAGGCAGAGTTAAGAGACGTCGGCGGATTCTCTGACATTCAGAATAAAATGCCTTTTTACCGCGAATCTTACATGGTAACAGAGGAAGAGGAGCAAGAGTACGACAATTACAGAAGTGCCGAGAACTCTAACCTTGCCGACAATGTACTCAGAGAGATCAGCAAAAAGCCTTTAATGCTTATTGAAGGTGGTCTTGTTGTACCAGAGCGTCAGATTTGGCAGTTACTTGCACCTACAGACGGAATACCAAGAGTTAAAGTAACAATTGGTGGTAAGCCATATTATGTTGACTACACAGCAGATGCAGGAGAAGAACATAAGAAAAATCATTTTGTTGAGTTTAAGACAACAAGCGCATGGGATAAGTCAGCAACCGCAACTCCACTGGATGATCTTATTACAACAAGACGCACGTTTGCAAAGAACACCGGCTACTCTCTGACAAGATTTACCATGAACACCGAGACATGGGAAATGCTTATTAAGGCGGAGGACACAAAGAAACAGGTACTTGGCATAACTGCTTATACTGGTGGAATAAGATTACAGCAGGCACAGGTCGTAGATTATCTCAAAGGCTACGGCATTGAGATTGAAATATACGATAAGCTGTATGTAGACGAAAACGGAAAGACACAGTATTTTGTGCCAACAGGAATTGTGTCGGCAACATCAGGCGGTGTATATCTTGGCGATTATGTATTTGGCAAGACCCCAGAGGAGAGAAGTGGAAGTACAACAGACGGAACACTGTCTATCGTTGAAACTGGTATCTCTGTATATACATATCAGACAAACCATCCTATCAATACACATTGCGTAGTATCTATGATTGGACTTCCAACATTCGAGGGCATGGATTCAGTCCTTGTTATGAAAGTTAAGGAGGACTAGTTAATGATCGCTACACATCGCATAAAAAGTGGTGGCGTGTGGTACAACTGCGGTGATGAAATACCAGAGGTAGAGAAAACTACTTCTGGTGCCGATGTTGTCACTCACACCAAGACCGAGATCAACAGAATGTCAACAGACGATCTAAAAGCGCTTGCAATATCAGAGGGCATAGATAACGCCGAAAACATGACAGGTGGCGCATTAAAAGAAGTGCTTATAGCTCATTATGCTTTGTAGGAGGTAGTCGTGGAATACACATTGGTAGAGCAAGTCAAAATACGAAAAGGTCAATATGAAGTCGGTGACGATGGCTCTATCAAGTGGACTGATCTACAGGATAATCCAAGAATAGAGCAGCATATTGAGGAAATTAAGCAAGAAATACGCAACAAGCGTAATTACCCATCTGATTACACAGATGAACAAATAGAAGAAGATATGAAACGATATACTACCAATATAGTCAGTTTGGTTGTATACGACTTATCTCAAGCTGGTGAGGAATACATGGCAAGTTTCGGTGAAAATGGAGTCAGCCGTAGTTGGATTGACAGAAATAAGCTGCTAGCTGATGTATTTCCGTTTGTTGAGATATTATAGAAGATTGTGCGTTACCCAACGGTAGCAGAGGGCATACATTATGGTGGTGGTGGGCAGTATGCAAACATAAGAGAAAGGCGGTAGATATATGCCAGTAGCAATAATTATCAGCATCATATCGGTTACTTTCTCTATTTTTTTTGGAATTGTCAGCCTTGTGCTGAATCTCAAGAATAATAGAAGAACTGATAACTCAGACTTAGAGGATAGAGTCCGAGAAAACACCCGCATAAATATGAAGTTAGATACCATATCTAGCAACACTAAGGAAATAAAAGATGAAGTTGTGGAAATGAGGAAAGAGCTTAATTCCCATGACAACAGGATTATTAAGGTTGAGGAAAGTGTTAAGTCACTTCATCATCGCGTAGATGAAATGGAAGCACGACTCAACAAAAACAAGGAGGTGTAAAAATGAATGTTATACAGAGTCTTGTAGCCAACATGGCTATTATAATGTCTGTCATAGGCGTACTTACATTTGTTGTGGCGGTAATTACACAAGTAATCAAAGGTGTTGGTGTATTTAAGAAGATTCCAACCGACATATTGGTGCTTGTGCTGTCCATAGGTATTACCGTTGTGGCTTTTATTGCCTATATGCAGTACATACATATGACAATACTTTGGTATATGATTCTTGCAGCTATCCTAGCCGGATTTGTAGTTGCATTTGTAGCAATGTATGGTTGGGAAAAGTTATCTGAGCTTTGGAAGCGATTAGGTAAGGATGTGAAGTAATGTCGCTTGAGATCAATAAGCAATCTATGAAATATGCTTCTTATGGCAAAGAAGTAGAGATATATGAAAAAGATGATGATGGCAATATAAAGTATTTCATTACAGAAGAGGGACAAAAAATACCTCTTATAGATCATAAAGAAATATCATATGAAGAGCCTGTATCATTTAGGGCTAATATCTCTTTCTCTGGCGGTGAAGCACAGGCAAAAGAATATGGCTTTGATGTCAACGATTTTGATGCAATCATAGTTACAGATAGAGGAGCATACCCTATTAAAAAAAGTGACATTATATGGCTTGATAGCAAAGTTGAACACACAGAGGATGGCTATATTGATAAAACTTCTGCTGATTTTACAGTTGTAGGAGTTAAGCCAGCTTTGCGGTCAACAAAATATGTCCTCAAGGCGGTGGTCAAGTGAAAAAAACAATAGATGTATCTTTGTCTGTGAGTAGTCTACAGAATGCAATCAAGGAGCTTAGAGCCTATCAAGCAAGGCTTGACCATAAATGCGCCATTATTGCTGAAAGATTGGCTGATGATGGTGTAGAAGTTGCTAGAGTGCAATTGGCGAATTTAGATGCTATCTTTAAAGGTGAGTTGATTGAAAGTATACAATCAGAGTGTATTACAGATACAGAGGGTAGTCACATATGGGCGGTTGTAGCCGGAACAGATCACGCAGCATTTGTTGAGTTTGGAACTGGCGTGATAGGGCAAAAGAAACCATACAAAGGTGAATTACCACCGGGAGTATCTTGGCAATATGCAAGCGGTCAAACAATCCACCAACTCAAAGATGGTCGAATTGGTTGGTTTTACAGGGACGACAATGGCCATTGGTGGTTCACCGAGGGTATGCCATCTAGGCCATATATGTACAATACTGCTCGTGAACTTGAAAGAAAAGTCAAGAACGTTGTGAAAGAGGTGTTTGACAATGGATAATGCATGGGCAATAGAACTTGGCTCGACAATATATAGCATTGTCAAGGCCAAAGCAACAGAACAGTTAAAGGATAAATACCCAACGCTTAACGTTACAGATAAAGGGGAATCAGATCAACCAGCAGTATTTCCAACAGTCTATATTCACGAACTACCTGGAATGGAACTGGGACAAGATTTAGAGGGACAGACAATCAACGCTGTAAGAGAAACAATACAGGTTGATGTGACTTCTAACAAGAATCACAGCGAATGTAGAAAGATTGTGTCCAAAATAACGGACATATATAAACAAATGAGATTTTCGGTCGCCGGAACACCTCAATACAGTGTTAATGGTGGAACCTATATATGTAACATGCGATTCAGCCGTGTGTATGGGGCCGGCGACACAATATTATAGTTAGCAATTAGAGCCATGTGGCTCTTTTTTTATGCACATTTTTAAGGAGGTAAAGACATGGCAGTACCAGGATTAAGTACACTGGGTATTACTTTTGGTTATGGTGTTGAAACAACCGCAGGAGAAAAGCCAACAACATTTACTCAGTTGTCAAGAATCAATGAGCTTGGCGATGCTACAGCAGAACCAGAGGCTATTGACGCATCTGCTCTTGAAGATTTTTACACAAGAAACATATCTGGTAGAACTACTGTATCTGATACATATACAGTAACAGTAAACTGGACACCAGATACACTTGCAGAATGGGAGAAAGTACTTGAAGAGTACAAAAAGTTAGAGGGAACAGGCAAATCTATGTGGTTTGAAACGATCACCCCTGGGTTTACCAAGGCAGAGTTTATCAAGGCTCAGCCACCATCAGTTCTTCCAGTGGCTTCAAAGGGTCAGAATGAGCTCTTAACGGTTGAGATTAACCTTATACTCGAAGACCTTGTCGGCTTTGATACAAAGGTAGCTTTTACACCGGGGGAATAACAAACCGCTCAGATACAGCCGTGCTGAGCGATGACGATACAAAAGATATAAAATCGGCTGATTACACGTATTAAGCAAACAAGGGGCGGTCTTCGGACTGCCCCTTTCCTATTAAGAGTAGGAGGAAAGGAAAATATTATGACAATTACAATGAATAACAGGGAATACAATATTAAGTTTGGTAATAAGGCAGTAGCTAGGGCTGGATTTATTAGCAAGCTGGCAAGAATTGGAGTAATGCAGTCAAGTACAGACGATGGAGTTGGGGCAATAGAGGGAATGGAGCAAATGTATTTGTTAATGCCGCAAATTTTACTTGCCGGATTACAGGCTAATCATTCAGATGAGTTTGGTTACAACTTAACTACAGGAAAAGGCCGTGACGAACAGCTTAGTAAGGTTGAGGATATGCTTGACCATTTTGTAGACGAGGAAAATGGAGATTTTCTTAAACTTCAGGAGGATATCTCAAATGAGATGCTTCACAATGGTTTTTTAAAGAGACTGTTCGAGGTGGAAATAGCGAAAGTGCAGAATCAGGCACAGAAATAATCCTTGAACAGGATAACAAAGATTTTAATTACGAAAATTACTGTAACGAAATACTACCCCGTTGGTTAATGATGACCAAAGGCTATGGACTTACAGTTGAGGATATTGACAAGTCTTGCCCAGCAGAGCTTGAACCATACGAAAAAGCCTACCATATGGCAGAAAAGGAAAACGATTCTCAAATTTATGCGTGGGTAGGAACGTATGTCAGATCTGCTCTATGTTTTGCAATAGATCATTGCCTTAACGGCAAGAAAGCAAGTTCAGAGTATCTTAAAGCTCCACTTATGGAAAATGAAGAAGATAGGGTAAATAGACTTAGAAATGAGTTTATTGAAGAACGATTAAAGGCAAAACAAGAATGGGATAGGACACACAATATGATTGACGGCAAGGACTGATGTTTTTGCCGTCTTTTTTATTACAACAAGGCGGTGAAACATGGCAACAGTAGATAATCTTGAAGTTAAGATACATGCAAGTGCGACACAAGCAGTTAATGCAGTAGATAAACTGTCAAATAAGCTCGGCACACTATCTAAGACATTACAAGGAATTGATAGTAATGGTATAGCTAAATTTGCACAAGGTATGAACCAGCTTGCACAAGGCATGAATGCAATAAAAAATGTAAAAATGCCTGATTTTAACAGAGCTGCCAAGGGTATAAAACAATTTGAAAACATCAACAGCGCAAAACTTACAGCGGTTGCAAATAGCATAAGTCCGCTTGCTTCCAGCATATCAGTATTAGGAAACATGCAGTTCAACAACAAGGGTCTTACGAACTTCATTAATTCCATTACAAGGCTGTCTAATTCGAACATTAACGGCATGAATATAAATGCTATAGGCCAACTTGGAAATGCAATTGTAGGCTTATCTAGCACGTTACAAGGCGCTCAGAATGTTAGTACAAATGTAATACAGCTCACCAATGCAGTTGGCAGACTTGCCAATGCCGGACAAAAAGCAGGCGTTGTATCAGCAACATTACCACAATTGTCTGTGTCACTTCACAATTTGCTTAATACTATGGCGCTTGCGCCACAATTATCCGCTGGAACAATACAGATGACCACTGCACTTGGCAATCTTGCGTCAGTAGGTGCAAAAGCCACACAAACCGCAGGTGGACTGGGGACACTTGCAGCAGAACTTAAGAAGTTTATGCAAGTTATGGCTACAGCACCACAAGTATCACAAAATGTAATACAAATGACCCATGCACTTGCAAATCTAGCAGCACAAGGAAGTAGAACAGCAAGTGCAAGTAGAGGTATACAGAGTAGCTTTGCCGGCATGGGCAGCAGTGCTAAAAGCGCTAGAAAACATATATGGAGTCTTGCTTCAGCAGTCGGAAAACTGTATGCAGCTTTTTGGGCAGCACAAAGAGTGTTAAGTGGATTCAAAAAAGCCATAGACATTTCATCTGATCTTACTGAGGTGCAGAATGTTGTTGTTAATACTTTTGGCCAATACACGGACAAATTAGAGCAATTTTCTAAAACATCAATAAAAACGTATGGAATGTCAGAATTGTCGGCAAAACAGACAGCTGGTAGATTTCAGGCTATGGGACTTGCTATGGGTGCGCCCGTTAAAGATATGTCTGATATGTCAATACAGCTTACTGCATTATCGGCAGACTTAGCCTCTTTCTACAATATCTCACAGGAAGAAAGTTCTCGTAAATTATGGTCAATCTTTACTGGCGAGACAGAGCCTATGCGAGCTTTTGGTATTGACCTTACAAACGCTACTCTGAAAGAGTATGCGATGAAAAAAGGTCTTGACGCCAACATATCTTCTATGACTCAGCTGGAAAAAACAATGCTGAGATATCAGTATGTCATGGATAACACCAAGAATGTACAAGGGGATTTTGCGCGTACTAGCCAGACATGGGCTAACCAGTTACGCATCTTACAGGAACAAATAAAGGCAGTTGCTGGCGTATGGGGTAATGCATTTGTCAATATGTTAAAACCGCTTGTACAGGCTCTTAATAAGGCTTTATCGGCGGTTTACACTTTTTCCGAAAAAGTTGTAAATGCCCTTGGCGCAATTTTTGGATGGAAACTAGAGATACAAAAGGGTTCTATATCTGATGATTTTGAAGGTGCTGCCGGTGCTGCTGATGATATGGCAAGCGGAACTAAAAAAGCGGCTAAAGCGGCCAAAGATTTAAAAACACATCTTCTTGGTATTGATGAGTTAAATGTTGTTGAGCCGGATAATGACACGGGTACAAGTGGAGGTAACGGTTCTGGCGGTGGCACTGGTGTAAGCGGTGCTGGTGGTGATAATGGACTTAAATACCAAATAAAAGAAACCGAAGGGCTTTATAAATCCAGTATCAAGAATCTTAACCAGTTAGGTAAATATATAAGCAATAGCCTGTCCAAAGCAATGGAGTCTATCAAATGGGGGAAAATATATAAAAAAGCCAAGAATTTTGGTAAGGGACTTGCCGACTTCTTGAATGGCCTCATTACTCCGAGATTGTTTTCTAATCTCGGTTCAACAATTGCCGGCGCAATAAATACAGCGCTTAGTGCTGGGAATACTTTTGCGATCAATTTTGATTGGAAAAACTTGGGTAAATCGCTTACATCTTCAATAGCTGGGTTTCTCAATACCTGGGACGCTGGGCTTACAGGAGCAACATTGTCTAATTTTACTATAGGCATATGTAAATATGTTGTTAGTGCTTTTGATACCGCAAATAAGGATAATCTCTGGCAAAAACTTGGCCAAAAAGTTGTGGATTTTATATGTGGTATCAATTGGGGAAGCCTTGTTTGGAACCTTGGTTCTTTGATTATTACTATGGCCAAGGAAATACCTAAGATTCCAATGCAAATATATGAAGGTGTAGGCCAAGCAATAATTGATAAGGTATTTGGAGAAGGTGCATATAGCAAAATATCCAATTCCAAATTATTTAAGGGCATAAAAAAAGCACTTGAATATATTATTGCACCAATGAATTTAATTGTTGACATAATCAACAAGATTAAATCTGGTGTGAGCAAATTGTCGCCATATACAGATAAGGTTCTAACAGTATTAAAACCTGCATTAAGCACAGTCTCAAATTTATTGAGTACGATTTATTCGGTTATTTCAAAAGTTGCCGGCGCAATAGGTGGAAAAATTTCTCCGGTATTAAATTCGATAAAAACTGTGCTTTCGCCTATATTGTCTGTTGCATCAGCAATTAGTTCAGTTATTCGGCAATTAATTGGTAACTGGATTATTAAAAAAATTGCGGATATAAGTGCAAAAGTCCAAATTGCATGGGATATTATTAAGCCTGTTTTAAATTCAATTACCGAGAAATTGAAAACACTTTGGGAATATCTCAAGAAAATTGCGGACAAATTAAGCAGTGTTGCAAAATTCGGAATGAAAACAAGCCCTATAGTTGGATTATCAGGAATTATAAGCAGCAAGTTTAATATTGATACGACCACCAATGGAAAGACTGATAAAGACTATAAAAAACTGAATAAATCAGTTCGCGGTGCGATCTCAATTTTTGGTGGGAAAAACGTTGATTACAATGTAGACACATCAGTAAATGATAATAAGACAGACAACGTAGCGACCATAAGAAATATAGGAAAATTATGGGCCGATACTTGGAGAGGCAAGAATGCTAGGTACGATGCGCAAACCGCCACAAATGGACAAAATACACCAAGTAGCAGCATCTTATCTGGAATAGCTAATCGGTGGTCATCTGTATGGAAAGGCAAGAGTGCTAAGTATGATGCGCAAACCGCTATAAACGGTCAAAATGCAACTACAGGTGAAAAACTTTCTAGCATATCCAATATTTTCAGTCGGTACTGGAAAGATAAAACAGTTAAGTATAATGCAAATACCGCTGTTAACGGCAAGCCAACAACTAGCGGTAGTGCGGTTAAGTCAATTAACGATACATTGCAAAAGAACTTTACTGGCAAAAGTGTACAGTACAATATTAAGACACAGACAGATGAGGACTTAAAAAAACTTGGTGAAAATGCCGCAAACAAAATTTTTATGGGTATGTCCCAAAAAGAAATAAAATTCAATGTTAAGCAAGCATCAGACCCACTTAAGCAAGCAATGTCTGGTACATTTAGCTTTATGCCAACATATGCAACTGGCGGTTTCCCGGAGGATGGTTGGTTTAGGGCAAATCAAGGCGAGATTATGGGTAAATTCGACAACGGCAAGTCTGTTGTTGCGAACAATGAACAGATTACCGCCGGCATTGCCAATGGAGTTAGACAAGCAGTTGATGATGCACTTACGCCTTATCTCTCCCAAATTGCTCGGAATACAAGGGAAACAGCAGATAAAGATACATCTATCAATATTGATGGTCGAACCCTTGTCAGCGAAACGGATAGGCGTAGATCACGTAATGGTCATCAATTTACAACAGCATAGAGGTGATAATATGGCACAAGGATTATCAAGTTTTTTAAATGTCAACGGTGTGGACTTTCCATGTCCCGCTGTTGGCTTTACTTATACTATTACAACGACAGTTAATGCCGGCCGTAATGCTAACAATGTAACTATCGGTCAAAGGATTGGCAGAGACTTATACAAGTTGGATAACATGAAGTGGGTCGGCCTTGAACCAAAAATTTGGCAAGCAATGTTAAAAGCGGTTGAACCATTTTATATTCCAGTTACATTTGAAGATTATCGCACAGGTAAACCGATAACAATTATAATGTACCCAGGCGACAGAACAGCAGAACCATTGTTTGCAAGTCCAAAATCGCACATAGTAACTAAATATCGTAACTGTCAGTTCAACCTTATAGATACTGGTAGGTGATGTAATGCAAAATGTAAGCAAAAAATATAAGGAATCTATGAAGTCCCTTAACCGAAACAGAGGTTATATCAAAGCAACAATAGGCCTTGTAAATTCCCGAGCCCAAAACGAAATAAAACTAGACAAACAAACAAAAACAGTAGAATATTCTAATGACATTGCCCCTTTTGATGGCGAAGAAGTAACTAGAATATATGCTACAGCAGAACCTGGCATTGCTGTCCTCGATGGCAATGCTTTTTTCTTGCCTAGAACTGGCACCGATTACTATAACAACGGCATTGTAACTGCTGATATTATGGGAACAGTTACAATGGTGCTAGCAAATTCGCATACTATTAAGGGCTTGACTGTCAATTTTGGAAAATGTTATCCGACTGAGTTTGATATTATTACTAACAATGGCACTACACGTTATCGTAATGCTGATGAAGTATGGATAACGGAAGATGTTTTTACAGACATAACATTTATTACAATTGAACCAACCCAAATGCGTTACGGGCAGAATAGATTGAGAATATACTCATTTAAGTGTGGTCTTGCAAAAACATTTACCAACGAAGAGGTAATGGACTACAGTAGTAAAGAATATGTATCTCCAATAGCAGAAACCATACCATCAATGGATGTTATGATTAAAGTTGATAATCAAGATCAATATTACGATCCAGACAATCCAGACAGTGCAATACAGTATATGGGAATCGGTCAAGAGGTTAAAGTACAGTTTGGCTATGATGTAGACGGACAGGGCAATATTGAATGGTTGCCGGAGCAAACCACTTACTTATCCGCATGGTCGGCTAATAGTAGAGAAGCGACATTTAATGCTACAGATAGATTTGCATTATTAACTGGCCAGTATTACAAAGGCCAGTATTACGCAAATGGAATTAGTTTGTATGATTTGGCATTGCTAGTATTGGCGGATGCCGGAATTACAGACAGTAGTAACTATTTTCTTGATAATTTTCTTAAAAATACTGTAACGCATAATCCGTTACCAGTTGCTACACAAGCGGAGTGTTTGCAAATTATTGCCAATGCCGGCAGATGCACTTTGTCCATTGACAGGCAAAATAGGATTCATATACAATCCGCAATTACACCCACAAAAACAATATCATCAAATGGACAATTAGATTTTAGTGATATTGACAGCGTGTTACATGATGATAATGGAGCATTGACAGCTAAACAGTATGCAATGTTAAAGCTAACAGCAAGCAGGTATGATACATACAAATTAACAGCTTATGAGTATGCTACGCAAGCAAAATTTAAACTTAAATAATAGAGAGGTGATTTTTTGGCATCGCAAAATAAAACGGAGAATCTTGGATTATGTCAATTCGGTAATGATGATATTCCAGATTGGCGAACAGATTACACAGGAGACATGGACAAGATAGACAAAAGTATAAAAACAATATCAGATGAAGTTGCAGAAGTAAAAAAATCTGTCAGTGATAGAAATACCAAGATAGCCACAGCTATCACTGAAAAAGGAGTGGCTACAGAACCAACAGATTCGGCAGATGTGATGGCGGAGAATATTGGAAAGATACCGACAGGTACATCGAACTCTCAGATATTAAGCACAACAATGATATCCGGTGTGGTGCAGTGCCGAGTGACACACAAGATAGATAATACATTGGATTAAAGGAGGAAGTATATATATGTTGACAAATAATTTCGCCGGTCTTGTCAGCCTAAACTGTCAACTGGGTTCAGACAATTATACTGTGTGTAAAACCACAGAAAATAAAACAGCTAGCGCAAGTTACGCTTGGTTTAGACAGCTGTTTGGTGCATCGTTGCTTTTAAAAAATGCGCCTAGCTCAGCCATAACCGGAGTTTATATAGTGTTAGGGGCAGGTACAACACCAGCAACAGCGGCAGATATAAAGCTTGAAAATGTGACAGAAGACTATGAGATCATCACGCAAACTAAAGATATACCGCAGACATTTTCAAGTTCTATTATGACTATCACTAGAGTTATACGAAATACAGGCAATGCCCCACTGACCATATCAGAGGTAGGGTTATATGCGAGTTATGCAAGTGCTTTCACGGGAGCAATAATGTTGGCACGTGAGGTTATTGAACCGGTAACATTACAGCCCGGTGAAAAACACTCGTTCACGATGGACTTATGCGTAGAATAGGAGAAGGTGCAGAGCATGAAAACAGCTTACGCAATGTGCAGTACCGGGTTTTCACGACTTGATAGCGGGAACCTTTGTTTTTTACCTAAAAACAAAATATATAAAGAAGTAGGATATGTGAGCAAGGAAATAGCAAACGGCATTGGCGAGTTTTCTGCAAATCCTACAATTACTCTCAATTTAGATATATTTTACAGTTGGTATGGATTTATAATTAATTTTAGAAATTGTAAACCTCTTGAATTTACTATAAAAACTTATGATAATGATACGCTTGTTGATGATGTTGTTATTACCGATGTAGATAGCCTTAACTGGACAGACTACAATCGTTATGGCTCTGCGAACAAAGTTGTTATAGAGTTTACTAAAGTTGAGCCATACGCAAGAGTGTCAATAGACTATGTTGGAATTGGTGACGCAACAGACTATGAACTGTCCAAAGATGATATGTTTGATACACCAACTGTTACGATGGAAGATAAATTAAAGTCAATTACCGTTCAAAAACAATCATATAAACCCGGCACCGACAAAAAAGAACTTGTGTCCGAAAAAATTACTGTCAATTCAAACAACAATATTGTGAAAGTTGACTTTTCAGCACCTAGTCACGGTTATACCGCCATCACTGATGCAAGTAATGTGACAGTTACAGTTGTAGAAAGTGGTGCCTATTATTGCATGTTAAAATTTGATGGACTAACTGATAAAGATACAACACTTACGTACACAGTCAGTGGATATGAGTATGTTGTGGACACTAAAGGATTAACCCATAGATACAATAATAATGGGGGCAAAACAGTTAATTGGAACAACCCACTTGTTGATAACACAGAAGTAGCTAGTTTGTTTGATGATTGGTTAGCGAATTATTACCTAGGTGCAGTTGATTATTCAATAAGTTGGCGTGGAGACCCTAGCGTAGATGCTGGGGATTTATTCAATCTGATTAAAACCAATAGTTCAACGGCCAAAATTAAGGCTTATCAAAATGAACTTACATTTAATGGTGCATGGAGTGGAAAACTTAGTGCTAGAAAGGCGGTGGATTAATTGTGGAATGAACCTAAAACAGACTGGAAAAGCGGTGACGCAGTTATATGGACGGATTACAACCGAATAAAAAATAACATAGAATATTTAAAACAAAGAGCCGAAAGTTTGTGTGGACCAGTTACAGGTTATCAAAACATGGGTATTGATAAAATGTATACAGATTTTTATTACGCAGACGAATTTAACGCATTTGAAAACAACATTGCACGGATTAACAGCGTAGTATATCCACAAGACATAGGTGCCAAACAGACGTTTTATGACAATGGAGCGTTTATTAGCTCAGCAGAGATGAACAGACTGGAAACAGCTTGTCAACTTATTAAGGGTGCTTTAGACAGTATTAAGCCTAGACGTATACCATTTAAACTAGGTGCATACAAGGATATAAGAATATAAGGAGATGAATAAGATGGCTTTGAAAACAAATTATAAAGAGGATGTACTTGCTACAGCCAATACAAAACGTAAGTACAATATGATTACTAATGATGATGGAACGGTTAGCTTTGAAGATGTGACAGAATATCAGCAGACAGGTGATAACTTTGGTGCAGGCGATGTCAACCAAATATGTGAAGCTGTCAACTTAGCAAGCTCCACTCTGGATAAACTAAATTCTAATTTTCAAATTGTGGGTCAAGGATATGTCACGTTTGTTTTTCCAGCAGGGGACGACAAGAAGGGACAATATCAAGAAGTAACACAAAACATTCTTGTGCCAGCAGGGACTGATGAATTTATTCCAATTATATCATATCTTGGAATTTCTACTGAATCTTCTGTGCCAGCAATGCAGTTAATAGGGCCAAGTTACGATGCATTCGACGCATCAAAATCGGCGCAAAAAGTTCCGCTAAAATTTGCTGCAAATACAGACGGCTCTCCGTGGACAATACGTGTATTTTGGCTTGCAATCAGAGAAATTATTTTATAAAACAAAGCGGAGATTGTGATTACTCACTTTCTCCGCTTGTATTTGTTTCATCCCATTCGTCAAGACTCACATATTCTCCACTTGTCTCTCCATCAATATTGAGATAGACAACATCATATATAAAATTGTCAGTATCATATACTAACATTTCTACAATAAAATCACTTTTAACCTCAGCTCCAAATGAATTTGTGCTATATACATAACTTTGCACCACAACAAGGTGCCCTTTTCGTTCCATGGCAATATCGCCCTGACCAAAAACAGAAGATGGGAAATCTGCCGACTTAGGATTTTTCAAGCAACTTTCAACAGTTTCTTTGGCCATATCCCAGTAAGATTGAAATTGCAAACCAGATATATCCGTTGCATTAACCTCTTCGGTAGCGGTTTCTGTTTCTTCCTCGGTTGCTTCTTCTGTGGTCGGTGTCTCAGTTGTCCCTTCGGTTGTAAGTTTTTCAGTTACCTCTGCTTCTGTAGTGTTATATGCAACTTCTTTATGCCCTGATTCGGGCTGATTCGCGCAACCTATTCCAAGTAATATTCCGCCAACAATCATAGAACCAAAGATGCCTATTATAAATGGCATAGCTTTTTTATTTTTACATAATAATATTATAGTCAATGCTACACATATGCCAGCCCCTAAAAACATTATTATTGCTCCAAACACAATTAAAAAGTTACTCATTTGTATTCACCTCACCAATGTAGTATATAATATTGTCATAGTACCATGTATTTCCCCGAATTACCATATATTATGACAAAAAATTTGACTTCTATTTTAATTTATTTGCACATATAATATAAGTATACAAATGACAGCAAATTTGTATGGGAGGGGTAAAAATATGGGAAATAACATGATTTCAAAAGAAAAAGGAGAACTTGTAAAGGAAATTGACCAACTCCTACAAGTTCTCCCCCAAAAGGAATGTCAAAGAGTTTATGAAATATTAAATCAATTATATTTCACTTAACTTTGACATTGTATAAGGTTATCAATTAGATCAAGTACAGCTTTCTTATGACCATCTGTAAGTAAGTTGTACTTTTTCATTACTTCCATGCTTTCATCGTTTCTCTTCTCCACCTTATCCCAACCAACAACATCTTCTGGTGGAATATTTAAGGCTTCTGCAAACTTCATCAACATGCTTACATCAAGTGTTTTTATTGCACCTGTTTCATATTTTTGAATAGTAGCCTCGGTAAGACCAACTTTTCCAGCAAGTTCCCTCATACTCATTCCTTTTGCTAACCTATAATTGCGGATGTTGTTACCAACTCTCAATCCGAACTGGCTAGCCATGATAATTACCTCCTTTCTTATTTGATACTATAATACTATCACAATATGATAGTTTTGTAAACATTTATTGTAAAAAACTTTCATAAAACGATTGACGAAACAATCGTAATATGATATATTATAATCATGATATGAAAGAAAGGAGGGTACAATATGAACTTGCCAAAACTCAAGGGAGTAATAAGAGAGAAAGGAAAGAATTATTGTCAGTGTGCAAGTGCTATTGATAAAAGCATTGCTACATTCAATTCAAAAATGAACGGTAAAACGGACTTTTCCATCACCGAGCTTGAAGACCTTGGAAATTTTCTTGGTATGACTGATGTGGAAAAATCAGATATTTTTTTACACTAAAACTATCATACGATGATAGTATATATCATATCAAGATAGAAAGGAGAACAATGAACGAGATACAGTTATTTACAGATGGCGAATTTAATATGAGAACCGCCGTTGTAGATGGAGAACCGTTGTTTTGCTTGGTAGATGGTAGATGTTTGTAAGGTGCTGGACATTCAGAACCCATCAAAGGTCGCTCAGCGATTAGATGATGATGAACGCACTAAATTAGAGTTAGGGCGTCAGGGTGAAACGAACTTCATAACTGAGAGTGGCTTATATGCGGTTATCTTGCGAAGTGACAAGCCAAACGCAAAGAGTTTTCGCAGATGGGTAACATCTGAGGTACTTCCATCTATCCGCAAAACAGGCAACTATAGCGCAAAGCCTATGACAACCGAAGAGAAGATAAAACTTCTTGCCCAGGGCAATACTGAGCTGTCAGAGAGGGTGGATAGGGTTGAGGACAAGATAGGCAGTCTTGAAAACGATATGCCATTATACGGCTGTGAGATAGATGAGGTTCAGAAACTTGTCAAGCGCAAAGTGGTATCAATCTTAGGTGGTAAAGATAGCGAGGCATACGCCGACAGGAGCATAAGGAGCCAGACATTTAGAGATATGTATGGTCAGCTCAAGCGTGAATTTGGCTGTGTTTCTACTTATAAGAGCATCAAGCGTAGGTACATAGATGATGTTCAGAACTTTATCAGTAGCTATTCAGCACCAACGGCACTTGCCGAACAGATAAGCAATGCTAATTCTCAGATGAATATGGGTCAGTATTGTGATACCAGGAGGTGATTGCGTGGGAAGAAATTTAGACACGATTATAATTCGTGTCTTGTGCACACTGATGGCCATTATGTTTTATGTAGCCATCATATTCGTACCTGTAGGGGTGGAACTGTTTAATATTTCTTTACCCATTTGGATAAAGATATTGATTATTTTGGCATTTGCAGGATTGGTTTTTACAATGCTGGCAGTTGAACAAAAGATGGAAACTATAGAGGAGGAAAGGAATGAGAGAAAAAAATATTAGCGATTGGCCAAACAATAATGCGGTGATCGCTGGATGTGTTGTTGATACACCTATATATGAGTTCTCAGTAGGTAATAAGTCGTATTATCGTGTGATTATAAGTGCAAGGCGACTGAGTGGAACAGAGGATATAGTGCCTTGTTACATTGAAGATAGCAAGGTCGCCTATATTCATAAATATGATTATGTGGAAGTCATTGGACATATCCGCACCAAACACATCATGGATTCGGCAGGAAAAAATCACACAAAAGTATATATAGAGGTACATGAGGTCAATCCTTATACATGTGATAAAAACAGAATTGATTTTGTCGCCCATAAATTTGCTGAGATAGAAATCAGGGCAACACCTAGAGGATATAGGGTCTGTGATACTAGAGTAATCAATAATCTTCCTAATAGGATTGGAAATCTGATTCCTATTCTTTTATGGAGTATAAATGCTGAACTATTTGCAAGAGTACCACTTAATTCTATGGTTGGCATAACCGGCAGATTTCAGTCAAGGGAATACAACAAATTTTATGAGGATGGCACCGAAGAGAAAAAGACAGCTTATGAGGTATCTGTTTCAAAATTTAAAGTGCTTGAAGAAAGAGAGGAGAAAGATGGAAATTAGTTGCGAAGGAACATGTAATAACAGCAGCACAGACAGTGTGACTATTCCTCGCGATAGATATGAGGAATTAATAGATATGGAGACGAGAGCCGATGTGCTCATAAGTGTAGCAAGAAGAGAAAAGTTTATAGATCTGGACGTGGTACTTATTATACTTGGTGAATTGCCACTGGAGGTAGATAAAAAATGAGAATCAGTTTGAAAAAGTTAATTTTAGAAAACTTCATGTGTTATGCACATAAGGAAGTTGTTTTCGGGAATAACACTAAGATTGCTGCTTCTAACGGCAAAGGGAAATCCTCAATAACTAACGCTTATATGTGGCTGTTATTCAACTGTGATTATCAGCTCGCCGATAATCCACCTATTCGCCGTATGGTTGATGGTAAGACTGTAGATGACGCGGATGTGTCAGTTACGGCCGTGTTTGACGTTGATGGCAAGGAAGTCGTCATGCGTAAGTCTCAGAAGAGGAAATATAGCAAAGATGGCAGCAGCTACAAGGACGATAATTCCTATTCAATCAACGATGTGCCTAAGACATTAAGGGATTTTAATGCATATCTTGACGCTGATATGTCTATTCTCAAGATGTGTAGTAACATCAATGCATTTTTGGCGAAGAAACCAGCAGAAATGCGAGAATTTCTGTTTGCACTTGTAGATGGAGTATCAGATGTTGACGTTGCAAAAAGCAAAGTTGAACTTACTGAACTTGTTCCACTCCTTGAGAAGTATACGGCAGACGAACTTTCAGCAATGAATAAAGCCACAAAGTCCAAAGCTGCAAAGGAGTTACCAGTTCTTGACGGACAGATAGCAGAAAAGGAAAGAGATATACAGATCAAACAGTCATTAGATATATCCGCCTTGGAATTGCAGAAAAATGCAATTAAAGAAAAGTTGAGCAAAGTTGTTGAAGGTCAGCTAGACATGGATAAGGTAACTGCTGAACATGACGGAATTGCGGATAAAATTCTAAAGTTAAAATTCAAAATATCCGCAATGCAGAATAAGGCGAATGAGGATCTTGATTGTAAGAGATCTATGCTTAGAAGTGCGATAGATGATTGCAAGACTACTCAGATGAGCGTAATCCAGGGAATTTCTGATAACGATTGGGATATCGACCAATCAACAAGAACTTTGGGTATTTTAAGGTCAAAGAAGGAAAAACTTGTTGCTGAATGGAAATCCGTTAATGCTGAGAAATTTAACGAACTTACTACTGTGTGTCCGACTTGCCATAGAGAATTTCCGGCAGAAGATATCGAAAGACTTAAGAGTGATTTTGTTCAAAATAAATCTGAGCGACTGGCAGCAGTTGAGGCTGATGGCAAGGCCGTAGCTCAGAAGATCAAGGAGATTGAGGAGCATATAGAAAAACTTAAAAAATGCAATGAACTCAATCGAAAGACTGTTGCTGATACAGGAACAAAGCTTACCAAGCTTGAAGAAGAATATAACGTACTTCCAGCGTTTGTTGATATATCAGGTGATGATGAATATATCGGTGTGATGGCGCAGATAGAAGCACTTGAAATCAATATGGCTGGTATGGAGACAACAGCCACAAGGACGAGACTAAAATCCGAAGAGACCACACTCAGGCAGGAGTTAGCTGAGTGCGAAGCCAAGATCGCTAAGTCTGATACAGAAGCTGACGAAACAAGGCTTGAAGAGTTGCTGGCTAATAAGCGCAATCTTGGACAGTCTCAAACGGATGCACAGAAGATTCTTGATTTGTTAGATGATCTTGATAAGGCCAAAAATGAAGTTCTCACAAATGAAATAAACAAACATTTTAATTTGGTAAAGTGGCAGCTATTTGAATTTGCTAAGAATGGTGGATATAAATCAACTTGTATTCCTACCATAGATGGCAAGAGCATTCTTACCACGATGAGTAACAAGGGAAATAGGATTATTGGTAGGATTGATATTTGCAACAGTATTCAACAGATTAGTAATGTTGCTTGTCCTATGTGGCTTGATGATGCAGAGAGTCTTGATTCTGCAAATCAGCAGAAAGCTGTAGATATGGTGGATGGTCAGATAATAATGCTTGCCGTAAACGACAACGAGGAATTGGAGGTAATGTGATGAGTAAGGCATTAGAAGTAGCAAGAGAGCTTGTAAGGCAGCTTGAAGAAGCAGAAAGAAAGAACAAGGTAGAATTATCAACCTTGGCACCTGGAGATGTGTTTGAGATTGGAAAGAACGACTTTATTGTGCTTGAACAGATGAGTTTCGAAACCAAGGTTATTTCCAAGAATTTTATGGCCGAAAACATAGTTTATGATGAGGATTCAAGAGATTACAACGAGTCCAACCTTAAGAAAGTGATTGAGGATGAGATTCAGCCGATAATTGAGTCAGAGGTTGGGGAAAACAATCTCGTTGAGCATACTGTTGAGTTAACATCAGTTGATATGCAGCATGAATTTGATGATTGTAAATGCAAGGTAAGACCTATCACTTTTGATGAGGCTAGGAAGTACAACAACTTACTTCCTAACAAGGACTTGGACGATTGGTGGTGGACATGCACTCCTTGGAGCACTGCCGAAAGGGGCTGTAAGTACGGCATAGCCGTTGTTTCGTCCGCTGGCATTATCCGCGACATCACCTGTGGCAGCGACGGCGGTGTTCGCCCAGTTTGTATCTTAAAATCTAATATCTTTGTATCAAAGAAAGGAGAGTAATTATGACAACATTAACAATGAGAGTATTACAGGAGCAGATTAATGATCTCAGAAATGAGATTGCAGTGTTAAAGGCAACTTCAAAGTCAATCAATCTTCCGGAAGGACTCGGTATTGGAGATACATTTGAACTTGCAGATACAACGTGGAAGATTCTTGATATCACAAGTGCTGGATATATTTGTCTGGCTGATAGCATTGAAGATATGAAGTTTGATTCAGATTCAAACAATTGGGAAAACAGTGGTCTTCGTAGCTATCTTAATGGGGAGTTTTTTGAGAAGATGACCGCAGAAATAGGATTGGAAAATATAGTTCCGTTTGAGAGAAATCTTTTATCTCTTGACGGTCAGACAGAATATGGCAAGTGCGAGGATAAGGTTTCTCTTCTTACTGTTGACGAATACAGAAAGTATAGAAGCCTCATACCAAACACCAAAGATTATTGGTGGTGGCTTGTTAGCCCTTGGAGTACACCATGCAACGATTACAAAAGAGCCGTAGCCGTTGTTTCGTCCGCTGGCAATTTCAGCGGCAGCAACTGTGGCAACATCAACGGTGTTCGCCCGGTTTGTATCTTCTCATCTTCAATCTTTGAATCAGGAGATTAAATGATATGGCGGAGAAAGAGTTTGGAGTGATTTTACAGGCAAAGAATTTGGCTGAACACACATTCCGCATAACTTCAAATTGCAATAGGTACCCAAAGAAATACAGATTTTCGCTTGTTGACAAAATGCAGAATAAAGCATTGAAAATATACGAATATTTGTATGAAGCAAATAGGACGAATTTGGAAACTTGCCTTGAAGAAAGATCAGAACTGCAGACAAAGGCTATAACACAATGTGATGAACTTTTATTTTACATTGAATTATCAATGAAATTGAACATTATCAATGTAAAAAGCATGGAGTATTGGTCAAAGATGGTTACTGATGTTAAGCATATGACAATTGCTTGGAGAACAGGCGACAAGAAAAGATTGGCAAGTAATGATAGTAAATAAAAATATAGGTTACACACTGTATAAACCGTTGTTTCGTCCGCTGGCAATATCAACAACAACAACTGTAACAACAACAACGGTGTTCGCCCATTCTGTATCACACAGACAGTAAGAGTAGGCATTAAGCCGAAATCAGATAAAGATACAAAAAAGTGTGTGACCTTTCCCAAAAGGATAAATACAAAGGAATTTTTACTATGGATAAAGATGTTATATGTGATTATGGAAACCTGTATAAAGCATACAAAAAAGCTAAAAGTGGTAAAAAGCATAATTCAAGCACTGCAAAATTTGAAGCAATGAGTCTTGAAGGACTTCATATGTTGAAAGAACAACTTGAAAATCAGACATATCGGGTGAATCCGTATAACGAGTTTAAGGTCTATGAACCTAAAGAAAGAGTGATTAAGTCATGTTCGTTCAAAGATAAGGTAGTTCAGCATTGCTTATGTGACAATATTTTGCTTCCAAGGTTGAAGTATGAATTTATAAAAACAAACTACGCAGGGCAACTCGGCAAAGGGACCCACTTTGGCATGGACTGTTTGAAAGAACACATGCTTGAATTTTATAATCAGCACGGTCTTGACGGTTGGATTTTGAAGTGTGATATTAAAAAATTTTTCTATCAGATAGATCATGAAGTGTTGAAAGATATAGTTGATTACTATTTTGATGACGAATACACGAAATGGTTGAATCATCTATACATTGACAGCACTGCTGGTTTAGGACTGCCACTTGGTAATCAAGTAGCGCAAGTATATGCGTTGCTTATGCTAAATGGGTTAGATCGTTTTATAACCGGTGAGCTAGGAATTGAATTGTATGGTAGATACATGGATGATTTTTATCTGATTGCACCAAGCAAAGAATACTTGAAACATTGTCTGGATTGCATAAATCAATTTGTAGCGAGCCTGGGATTATCACTTAATGGTAAGACACAGATAGTTCCGTTTAAAAATGGAATTTTATTTACAGGTTTCCATCACTATGTAACGAAAGATGGAAAGTATATACGGAAATTGAATGGTGCAAATAAGCGCAAAATTCGTAAAAAACTAAGAGTTTGGGTGAAACTTGTTAATAACGGCAAGATGACAAAACAAAAGTTTTATGAAAAATATGGTGCTTGGAAAAATCATGCATTACATGGGAATTGCATAAAATTGTGTCATTCAACGGATGTGTATGTGGAGAAATTGTTAAATAAATCAAGTAAAATAAGGAGAAATAAGCATGGTTAAGAGTGACAAAGGGTATGTTGAAATCGAGGGTCCCAAGAATGAGGTTAAAGCTGAGACGGCAGTACTACTTAGATCTTTACGTGGTCATATAAGTGAGTATGAGTTTGAAGAGGTTATTGAAGACTCAAAAAAGACCGATGATGAAATCAAGGCAGAAGTAAGAAAAGCAAAGAAAAGAATTGCAGAAATGTTAAAAGAAATATCATTTGATGAGGAGGATAAGTAGATGGAAGATAGTACACAGATAGTTGCAACAGAGCAGAAGAAAGAGGTAGCAACCTCAAACAAGGTGACTGATTACAGTCTTGGTATATTTGGTACATCCGATAATTTTATCATGGCAATGCAGATGGCTAAAGCATTGGCTGAGTCGACTATTGTACCACAGACATATCAGAAGAATCCGTCTAACTGCCTTATCGCTATTGAACAGGCACAGAGAATGAGAATAAGTCCTCTTATGGTCATGCAGAACCTGTACCCTATACAGGGTAGACCATCATGGAGTTCTCAGTTCCTTATCGCCCAAGTGAATAATAGCGGTAAATATGACATTGAGTTACAGTATGAGGAAACCAAAGACGCAAATGGCAAACCCTTCTCATGCACTTGTTGGACCTTGAAAAAAGGCAGGAGAGTGGAGGGTATGACTGTAGATATGCAGATGGCTAAAGATGAGGGCTGGCTTGACAAGAATGGTAGCAAGTGGAAAACAATGCCACAGCTTATGCTTAGGTATCGAGCTGCATCGTTTTTCTCACGTCTTAACTGTCCTGAATTAACGATGGGATTATACACCAAGGAAGAAGTTGAGGATGGCGATTTTAAGGAATATACAGTTGAGGATGTATCAACACAGGTGCAGAACGATCTTGAAAATGCCAATTCACAGGAATTTGCTGAGGACGAAGAAGTACCAGAGTTTGCAAAGTAAGAGAGGGGTTTTTCAATTGAGAATAGTTTCGCAAAATGGAACGGTAGATTATCCATACGAAAATAGTGTGGTATTTCTTGATCGTAGGTTTGAATATGCCGTGTCGATTCAAGTGACTGGATGTAATGAAATTGAAGTACTAGGTAAATATTCTACAAAAGAAAAAGCAGTTAAGGCTATAGAAGAGCTAAGATACGCATACTTATGTTATGAGAGATTAAAGAGAGGTGCTAAACTTTCAGATCTTCCAGATACTGTAACACAAATTCAAATTGAGGGCATATGTGGAGTATATCGTTTTCCACAGGATGATGAAGTAGAGGTATAAGCATGAAACTTAAATGCATTTCTACTGGCAGCGTAGGCAACTGCTATTTGCTTACAAATGCAAGTAATCAAACGCTTATCCTTGATTGCGGAGTGCCAATTAAAGATATACAGAGAGGTCTTGATTACAATATTAAAGATGTCGCTGGTGCCATTGTAAGTCATGCTCATGGAGATCACATCAGGGCAGCAGTTGATTTGAAAAAGCTAGGTATACCAATGTGGAAACCGTTTGAATCTGTTAGTAAGGCTGTAAAAATGGGAGAGTTTACAATTTGTTGCTTTGCTCTCCCACACAACGGCACTCCAAATTACGGATTTTTGGTCAAGGTTGATGGGCAAAAAATATTGTACATGACGGATTTTGAGTATTGCCCAACAACATTTAAAAAGCAAGATATCGGCCATATGCTAATTGAGTGTAACTACATCAAAGATATGGTCGATACTGATACTCCAAATTACACTCATAAGATACTTGGCCACTGTGAATTAGCTACTTGCAAGGAATTTGTTAGGGTAAATGCTACAGATAACCTACAGAACGTCATATTGTGCCATTTGGGCATTGATACAAGCAATGCTGACAGAATGGTTGCTGAGATATGCGAAGTGGCTAAAAACGCAAATGTGGACGTTGCAAGAGCCGGAGTGGAATGGCAGTTGAGAGCAAAGGATGAATGTCCATTTTAAGCAGAAAGGAGTACAAAAGATATGGCAAAATCAAATGATAAAGTACATGAGTACAGAATGTCCGGTGCAGCTTGGTTGTTAGAGATTATCAAGCGTGAGGGCATAGAGAAAGCAGAAAAGGAATTGGCCAAACGTAGAGCATGTTTTGTTCCACTTGAAATTCCAACGTCAAAGATGCGTGAATATGAGCAAAAAGTTAAATGGAACACGATCGATACAGTGGTCTTGTTATCATGCGCAACATTGCATGATGAATTTGGGTTTGGACATGATAGATTATGTAGGTTTATTGAGCGCTTTGTGCTTAAAACTTCTTGCCTTGCTGACGAAGATGTGAAGTGGCAGGACTATATAGATACATTACAGGAAGAGGTTGGAATAACCTTTACAATTAGAGAGAATGGAGAGAAATAATATGAACAAAGTAATTATGATGGGTAGGCTTACCCGCGATCCAGAAATCAGATATTCACAGAATGGCGATCAGATGTGTATAGCTAGATATACATTGGCTGTAGATCGTAAATTTAAGAAACAGGGCGATGGACAGACAGCAGATTTTATCAACTGCATTGCATTTGGCAAGAGCGCTGAGTTTACAGAGAAGTACCTTAAACAGGGCACTAAGATTGCCATAACTGGTAGAATTCAGACCGGTAGCTATACAAACAAGGATGGCAATAAAGTCTATACGACTGATGTTGTTGTTGAGGAACAGGAATTTTGCGAGAGTAAGAATGCGAATAACAGCAATAGTCAGCAGTCCAATACAGCAAATGCAAGCAATCAGCCAAGCTTTGGCAACGACTTTATGAGCATACCAGAGGGGATAGAGGATGATTTACCGTTTAAGTAGGAGTGAGTGATATGAATAAACATACAATGTCAGACTTGTACTCAATGCAAGCTGCTCCGCTTTCTGTGAAGATAAAGATGACAGCCAGAAGAATAAGAGACTGGGTGGATGAGTATGGACAGGATGGAGTTTATGTGTCATTCAGCGGCGGTAAAGATAGCACAGTCCTTGTAGATATAGTGCGTAATGTGTGTGGATACAAGGAGATTCCGCTAGTATTTGTGGATGTGCCGACTCAATATCCTGAATTAAAGGAGTTCGCCATGACATTTGATAATCTTGTGATTTTAAAACCTAAAATTTCATTTGCACAGGTTTGTGAAAAATATGGTTTTCCGATGATTAGCAAGGAAGTGTCAAATTGTGTAAGTGGTGCGAGAAAATATGTTAAATGCCTTGACAGCCAAAAATCTAACAACACAATCTTAACAGACAGACAGACAGACAGACAGACAGACAGACAGACAGACAGACAGACAGACAGACAATTCCATATGCTTGCTATATGGCAGACCTGCTAGGAATAGACAGGAGAATAAACAAACAGAACGAAAAGTACAAGAGTTTGCAGATGGGAGTTATCCCTAGCGGTTCAGAATACAGGTTACGCAGATTAAGTGGAGAGCTGACAGATAGTAAAGGTAATTATAGCCAGTTTAATCAAGAAAAATATAAATTCTTTCTTGATGCACCATTTGAAATAAGCGATATGTGTTGTAATGTTATGAAGAAAAAACCAGCACATGATTACGAAAAGAAAACAGGCAGAAAGCCGATTATAGCCACCATGGCTTGTGAAAGTATTATGCGTACAAAAAGATGGTTACAAGATGGCTGCAATGCTTTTAATGCCACAAGACCGCATAGCAACCCTATGAGCTTTTGGACGGAACAGGATGTGTTGCTTTACATCAAAGAAAACAATCTGCCAATATGTTCCGTTTATGGGGACATAGTAACGGATGATGAAGAAAGCGGTCAAATGACTCTTGCAGATTTTTGTGATATGGAAGAATTTGAACTTGACAGACCATATTTACATACGACTGGGTGTTCAAGGACAGGGTGCGTATTGTGTGGTTTTGGATGTCATCTTGAAAAAGATGGACAAGGCCGATTTGAGTTGTTAAAGAAAACCCATCCAAAATTTCATAATTTGTTATATATCTTGAAGAACAATGGTGTGACCTACGCAGAGGCTATTGACTGGATCAATGAACACGGAGATATGAACATAAAATATTGATTTGTGGTGAGCGGAATGGAATATAAAGGAGTGAAAGCGAATGAGCGGAATTAAAGGCTATACAGCGGAAGAAGTCGCACGAGATGCAAAGGAAAAACTTATTAGCGATTATGAATCTTGCAAGTGTGATTTAGCTGAAATCAGACAGCACGAAAAAGAAATTGCAGATATACGACTTGCTTACAATTCAAAGATAGTAAAGTACAGGAAGGAAAGCGTAAATAGAGTTCTTGACTTCATAAGAAGTGAATATAGGGCAGGTAGAATTTGCGACCTTGAAATATTGCTTTGCCACTGTCAGAACAAGCTGAATGGAAATATTGACGGAACAGAATTAGACCTTGATGAGCATTTAAGAGGTATTCCTTTTAAAAAAGTGGGTGATAACGAATGAGCGCAAGAAAAGGAATGAATTTAAAACAGGTAAAGAATCAACTTGAATTGCTTGAAGGTATACTTGAGCAGGATGCTACAGCAAGGCACAAGAACATATCAAGCAGGTATGCATTAAGAATTGCTCAAGCGTGCGTTAATAAGCAGATAGGACAGAAACCGCTGGTTGTAGAAGAGTATAATGGCGAATGGGTTCCAATACGGTATTCTTGCCCGCAATGTGGGGGCAATTTGTGTAATGAGCTTGTGTATTACTGTCCGAACTGTGGGCAGAAGATTGATTGGTCGGAGGTGGAGAACAATGGAAAAGCTAACGATTGATGAGATAATAGGGCATTGCGAAAGAAAGACAGAGCAATATGAACGATTTTACAAGAGAGAATATCTTGAAACAATGCCGTTGACTAGTTCGGCAATAAAGGAATATTGGGAACATAGACAGGTTGCGGAATATTTAAGAAAGTTAAAAGATTATGAGGACTTAGAGGAACAGGGCAGACTTGTTAAATTGCCAGTAGAAAATGACGCGACAGTACATAGAGAATGTGGAAACATAATCAAAGTTAGTCATGATGCAGGAATAATGAATAACAACAATGCACCAAATTACTGTAGCAAGTGCGGTTGTAGATTAGATTGGAGCGATGAAGATTGAGATTAATTGATGTAGCAGGCCTTGAAAACATGGACGTAAATAGACAGAATGAAGTGCTGGATTCTGAATCGGATAGAATAGCTGAGAACTCTCACAATGTTGTGCTTAATCGAGTTTGTTATGCAAGGGGTTCAAGTGGAACATTTGTAATTGATCTTAACGACCCTATAGAGACTAGGGATTATTGAAAGAATATAAAATTTGATGATGCCGTGGAGATTATGGAAGGAGGTGAAGAAAACGAGTAAGCTAAATTACAAAAAAATATATGCCATAGAAAAATCCAACCGTGAAAGGCTTTTGAAAGTTAATCCAAACCTTGATGACAAGAGTGGTATATACTTTCTCACCCGGACGGATGAGGATGGCATATCTTACTTTTACATAGGTCAAGCTGTGAAAATTTTGCAGCGGATGTGTAGCCACCTTACCGGATATCAGCATATAGACCTATCATTGAAGAAACGAGGGTTTTACAGTGCGGATAACCCCTATGGATGGCAGATTAATTTTATCCACTACCCTAAAACTGAACTAGATCAGATGGAGCAGTATTGGATATTGCAGTACACGAAGAAAGGCTACCAGTGCCGTTACAACAAGACAGCTGGCGGTCAAGGAGAGGGTAAGGAGAAGATAAACGAATTTAGACCATCCAGGAGATACCGTGACGGCTTAGAGCAAGGTAGAAAGAACCTTGCAAGGGAATTATCGTCTATCGCAGAAAAACACCTTAAAATCGAAATTAGAGACGATAAGAAGCATAATAAAGTATCGCAGAAACAGTATGAGAAGTTTAAGTTTTTAATGAATGGCGGTGTAGAAAATGAAGATTGATATTTTTAACACAAAGAATAAATATGATTTGATTTACACAGACCCGCCTTGGAAACAAAACAAAGGTGGAAAGAGAAAATGCAGGCCGAATCAAGGAAATGAATTAGATTATCCAACACTTGATATGTTTGACATTAGGATAATACATAAGTATATATTTGAAAATCTTTGCGAAGAAAAACACAATGTTTTTATGTGGACAATAGATAAATATCTTCATGAAACAGAGCAGATGATGAAAGGGCTTGGCTATGAACTTCATGCAAGAATGATTTGGGATAAAGAAAACGGCATTGCTCCTGCTTTTACAGTTAGATTTTCTCACGAGTATCTTCTTTGGTTTTATAAGAAAGGTAATATTCTTATGCCTTGCGATGATATGAGAGGGAAATACACAACTGTTTTAAGAGAGCCATCTACTAAGCATAGCAAGAAGCCAGTTTGTGCTTATGAAATGCTTGAGAATATGTTCCCTAATGCAACAAAACTTGAAATGTTTGCAAGGAATGCAAGAGATGGATGGGACTGTTGGGGAAATGAAGTTTAAGGAACTGATGAACGAGGACAGTTACAAGGAGAGCGAAGCAGAATGAAGATTTTAAGTAATAAAGAATATTATCATCTTGTGAACAAGATAGATACTCTTACTAAAGATAATGACTGCATGAATAGAAAACTTGATGAAATAAAAGAAAATAAACCTAATGATTGCAAAAGCAATGAGGGAAGCCACTTTTGTAACATTTGCGAGTTTGGCTATCTGAAAGTAAGAAATCCAATTGGAACAGATATTTATGCTTGCAGTAAAACAGTGCCTTGTGAGGATTTTAAGAGAAGAGAAAGCGAGTGATTCAGAATGAATGATTGCAAAGGCTGCAAATATGAAAACAGCACAGATATGGAGACATTTTTAGAATTTTGTGCAGAATGCAAAAGAGCCTATTCCAATGAAGAAGATAGGGAATTTCACGAAGATAGGTATGAAACTGTAGATTAAAAAATCAAAGAAAGGAATAGGTTGTGCGCACATAAAACCGAGGGTTTCCTTTTGGTAGATTTATGAAAGTACATTGTTTATTTGAACAGTCAGGCACATTCAAGAATGCTTTCAAAAAGTATGGAATTGAAGCCTATGACTATGATATTCAGAATGAATTTGGTGAAACGGACTATGTTATTGACCTTTTCAAAGAAATTGAGGGGGGGGGGTACCAAGGCGAACCAAGTTTATTCGATAAGATAAGCCTTGATGATTTGATATTTGCATTTTTCCCTTGCACTTATTTTTCGGACCAGGGGCTGAGACATTTGGCGTGCACAGCTTATCAATACAGGAATTATTCTATCGAGCAAAAATGCGAAGTGGCAATTAAACGGCACAAAGAACTTGATTTATTTTATGAAAAGCTGAATAAACTGGTTATAATTTGCCAGCGTAAAAAAATAAAGCTAATTATTGAAAACCCATTAAATACAAGTGGACTTCATTATCTTACAAATTTTTGGTGCTTAAAACCTGATTTGATAGACAAAGATAGAACGGAGAATGGCGACTATTATAAAAAACCTACTCAATATTGGTTTATTGGGTTGGAGCCTAAAAATAATCTTGTTTTTGAACCGTTGGAACAAGTAGAAAGTATGCAGCCAATACAATATATGACAAATAAAAACCCCTTAGGTATAGACAGAAAAACAGCAAGGTCAATGATACACCCACAATATGCGGATAGATTTATTAGGCAATATATTCTTGATGAAAAAGTATGGAAAAGTGAATAAAAATGCAAACACACAATTGCATTTTTTATCTTTGAAAGGAGGATATTTTGGCAAAAAGAATTAGGGCAACGGCAGAGGCAAAACTTGATCCTGAATGGGAAAGAGTTTGTGCTATGGCTAATGATTTGAAATCTAAGGATGGCACTGTTCTTTGGGCATTAAGTTTCATTCATGCCTGGGAAGATACGGTAAAAATAATAAAGGAGGCGTTATGAATCTTGCTAAGTTTCTGCTTTGGCGCAATGAATGATAAATACAGTGTTCAGTGCAAACAAAATTTCTAAAAAAGACATTACAAAAGATGAAAACTAAAATCATATAAGGAGTGAGGTTTGATGGCGGTATATAGGAGTGTGCATTTATCATTTTGGACGGACAATAAGGTTGAGGATGATTTTACACCAGAGGATAAGTATTTTTATATTTATTTGCTGACGAACCCTCAGACTAATATTTGCGGTTGTTACGAGATTAGCTATTCTCAGATGACCAGAAATACCGGGTATAACAAGGACACAATAATAAGACTGCTTGAACGCTTTGAAAATGTTCACAAGATTATTAAATTTGATAAGAATACCAAGGAGATATTGATTCTGAATTGGTATAAATACAACTGGAGTAAGTCCGAGAAAACGCTTACTGGGGTTGAAAATGTTGCAAAGCATATTAAGTCTGAAGAATTTAAAAAATATGTTTTGGATGTTGTAAATTGTGTAAGAAATAATACCCCTATTATGGGGTATGTATACCCCATACAAGCATCTGTATCTGATACTGATATTAATAATATATATATTAATAATAAAAGAGATATAGTTAATACATCTAAGAATATTAATATAAATAATAATATACTAGATGAATTAATTACAGAATTTAATATATCTAATTATTTACTTGATGGTATTAATACATGGCTTAAATATAAAAAAGAACGGAGATTTACATACAAAGAGAGTGGTCTGAGAACCTTGGTTAAGACTATTAAGATCAAGGCAGATGAGTACGGAGAACAGGCTGTCATCGCAATAATTGATGAGAGTATTGGAAATGGCTATCAAGGGATAACCTGGGACAGAATAAAAAAAGTCCAACCACCAAAGCCTAGACAGAGTGCAAGCGATCAGTTTGATAGGCTCATGGAACAGATAAGGAGAGATGAAGATGATTGACGGCAAGGACGAAATAGCGCAGAAGTCAAAACAAGGGGTGTTAGAATAATGGAGATAAGAGTTGAACCCACTAGCATTGAACGGCTAGTTGATACAGTTGCAAATACCATAAACGAATCGTTTAAAAATGTAACCATTGATGATGTGAATATGTATAAGTTAGGTTACAACAAAGCACTTGATGACCTAATGGCAAAATTAGATTGCGATAAATACTTGCTGAATGATTGGCAGCGTGATGCAATTCGTGACAAGGTGAAAGAAATCAAGGAGGAGAGCAATTGACCGATAAAGAAACACGTAAGATAATAGCGGTGTTAATGGTTGCTTATCCAAACTACAAGCCGATTAACATTGACTTTACCGTATCTGTTTGGACGGATATGTTGTGTGATTACTCTTACTCAGAGGTTGACATGGCAATCAAGGCATATATATCAATGGACACCAGTGGCTTTGCCCCGACGATAGGACAGGTTATTGACAAAATAAAATCAATAACTACTCCTCAGCAAATGACTGATGCCGAAGCGTGGTCACTGGTTCGCAAGGCAATATCGGATAGTAGCTATAATGCTACAGATAGATTTAACGAGTTACCGGTAACATGTCAAAGGGCGGTCGGATCACCGGCACAACTAAGAATGTGGGCGCTGGATGCGTCTTATAACGAAAACGTAGTTAGTAGCAATTTCATGCGCAGCTATCGAACGGAAGTCGCTCGGCAAAACGAACTAAGCAGAATGCCAAGTGAGGTTCGGCAGATCATCGAAAAAATCAATAATAATTCTAAATTACTTTCAGAGCATGGGGCCAATCAGCCTAGGAAAATCACAAAAGATAAAACGATAATTGAATAAGTTGGTGAAATGATGGAATCCAGATATCAAAAACTTAAAAATGCTGGATTGTGTGTAAGATGTGGCAAAACAAGAGATAGAGATGGTGCTTATTGCTCGGCCTGCTGCAAAAAACACACTGATGAAAACAAAACGGCAAAAAAATGGTACGCAGAAAATCACATTTGCCCTAGTTGCAGAAAAGAATCCTTATACGGAGACGAAAAGCAATGTTTGGCTTGTCAACAAAAACACAACAATTTTCAAGAAATTTATAGGCAGAAAAATAGGTTAGAGCTTAACAAAAGACATGCAGATGGGGCAAGACGCATATATGCAGAGAGAAAAGCTCAAGGGCTTTGTCCTAGATGTGGGAAAATTAGACCTCAATTTGGATTTATAACATGTGGTTTGTGTCAAAAAAAAGATAATTCAACATTGCGAAGCAAATATGTACCACATCCAATAATTCCTGTTGAAGGCAAATGCCGATATTGTGATAATCCTGTTTATCGCAACTATAAGGTATGCCAAGATCATTTTGACAAAATGTATGGATATCGACAGCTTAAATGGCATCCACCTATAAGAAAGGCGGTGGATGAATGATAAGCAAAAATGATAACCCATGTAAAGATTGTGTAGAACCTATCAGACACATAGGTTGCCATGGGAACTGCGAAAAATATTTGACATGGAAGGAAGCATATGATGAATGGAACAGCAAAGTGTTTAACGAGAGGTCGAAGAGCCGAGCGGTTGACAAGTATCTGATAGACAGAAGTTTAAAGGCAAAGGCGGAGTATCGGAGGAAAAGCAGATGAATGTTGTGGTTACACAAAACGGTAAGAAAGTGAATATTGCTGATATTGTTCTGCCTGATGATGTGATGAGAACAATAGCTAGCATGATTGGTTGACAAGTAAATAAATGACAAGTAGAATGTGCCGTAGAATGTAGTGTATATGCGGCACATTTTACGTAGGAGGATAATAGAAATGGAATGTGTGGCATATATAAGAGTGTCAACAGAAAGACAGGTTGAAGAGGGTTACGGCCTTGAAAGTCAAAAAAGAGATATCGAAGAATATTGTAAGAAAAATGAAATGCTAATCACTGATTGGTATATTGATGCTGGACTATCTGGGATGGACATGAGCAAGCGTGTTGAACTGCAACGGCTTATATCGGACATATCGAAAATAAACAACATAGTAGTATATAAGCTGGACAGGCTAGCAAGGGATTCAGTAGATGCATTATACATGATTGAAAAACTCTTTACACCGAAAGGTGTCAGAGTTAATAGCGTACACGATTTTGCCAGGTATGAAACACCGCAAGACAAGTTTCAAACACATATTATGGCGGCAGTTGCCGAATACGATAGAAACACAATGTTGCTGAGAATGCGCGGCGGTATGCTGGAGAGAGTTAAAAATGGCTACTGGATGGGCGGCGGCAATACACCATACTGTTACCGATATGATAAAAACCTTGGCTATCTTGTACCGATTCCAGAACGTGCCGAACAGGCTAATAGAGCTATGGATTTGTTTATTGATGGTATGTCCGACGTAAAAATTCAGAGACTACTTGGCTATAAGAGTGAATTTGTTGTGAGAAATATCCTCACAGGGGTTGTTAATATCGGTTATATCCCATACAAGGGCGGCACATATAAAGGATTGCATGAGCCAATATATGAGCATGACAAATTTTATCTTGCTCAGGAGTTGAGGAAAAGTAGACGTAAACAACATGTATACAGTTTTACCGAGCCACATTTGCTTACAGGTTTGTGTTATTGCAAAACCTGTGGTTGCAAGATGCGATACCAGAAGATAACTGGCATGGGGATTCATAAGATATATTGTTGCTCACACGACAAATACTTGGACTACTTGCCAAACTACAATACAGATTGCGACAACCCCGGAGCATGGGCAAGCGATATTGAAATAGCATTTGAGCATGAGATACTTGGCATCTCAATAAATCTATCACAATACAAGCCAAAGGCAAAAGAAACAAAGTTGCAAATACTGACTAACCAGCTTGAAAAACAAAAATCAAAGCTAAAACGGCTATACACTCTGTATGCAGAGGGAAACGACATGGTTTTGGATATGATTAAGACTTTGGAGACTGAGATCAGAGAGACTACCGAAAAGATTTCAGCTGAAAGAAAAAATGGTCAGCATGAGCAGAAAAAAGAATTTGTCTATGAAAATATAAAAAAACTTGCCGACATCTGGGATGGTATCAGCAAGTCTCAAAAAAACTCTATACTCAAAACTATAATTGATAAAGTTATTGTAGGCAAGGACGATATAGAAATTCAGCTAAAAAACTTTTAGCACTTACATAATGCAGTTCCTATGATCATAGGTGAGTGTAGAAGGTATCTCAGAGATAACAATGCTATAAGAGTATCAAGGTCATTGCGTGATATAGCCTACAAGGCGATATATGCCAAGGAAAATCTCCAGAAGACAAAGGATAAGGAGCCGACGATAGAGGAGATAGCGGAGGAGATAAGTATACCGAAGGAAGATATAGTCATGTCGCTTGATGCCATATCGGCACCGCTGTCCCTGTATGAGCCGGTGTATCAGGAGGGTGGAGACACCTTGTACATCATGGATCAGATAAGAGACAGAAAGAATAAGGAGGAGATGTGGGTTGAAAACCTTGATCTCAGAGAGGCTATGGACAGGCTGTGCGACAGGGAGAAGAATATAGTGAGGCTGAGATTTTTTGAGGGAAAGACCCAGACGGAGGTGGCAGAGGAGATATGCATATCCCAGGCGCAGGTCAGCCGCCTCGAGAAGAATGCGATAAAAAGTCTTAGAAGGTATCTTGAGGACAAATAA